TCACGCAGCGAATGCTTCTGCCGCTGCCGGCGCCATTTGCGCAGCCTCTACCTGCGCTTTACCGCAATACAGTCCCCAGTCCTCCATCATCAGGCGCCGACGTTCGAGTTGGTCGCGACGCCGGTAGGCTGCCACTGTCTGCGATACGATGACGTGAGCCAGTGCTTCCTCTGCGAGCGAATCGGGATAATCCGTACATTCAGCAACCCAGTCACGAAACGTCGACCGGAAACCATGCACGGTAATTCCATGTCGAGACATGCGTCTCAGAAGCGTCAGCATCGCCATGTTCGACAACGGACGCCCTTCCTTGCAACCAGGGAACAGATAACCGTACTTCGCTTTGGGTAGTGCATTGCGCACGATTTCGATAGCGCGATCACAAAGCGGTACGCGAAGCGGCCGACCGCTCTTCGTACGATCGCCAGGAATGACCCAAATGCGGGCAACAAGATCAAACTCCTCCGGCCGCGCAAAACGCACCTCGTTCGTGCGGGTCGCGGTAAGGATGAGCAGATGCAATACGCGCGCCGCACGCCGGGGACGCTGCTCAAGCTCAAGGATAAATGCCGGCAAGTCCTCCCAGAGTAGTGCGGGATGGTGATTCACCTGGGAGCGTTTCTTCGACCTCGGCAACACAAGCTGCAGATGGTCAACGTACCGTGCCGGGTTGCTGCCAGTGCGATGACCCAGCACCGCTTCCGCATCAAGGATCGCCTTGATGCGGAAGCGCACACGGCGCGCGGTCTCGGCCTTCTTCGTCCAGATCGGCTGAAGGATTCGCACGATCATCGCCGTGTCGATGTCGCGCACGCGGACGTCACCGATCACCGGATACGCGTACGTTTTGAGCGTGTTTCCCGACTGCTGGACATGCTTGTGATTTCGCCACTGGGGTTCATGCGCGCGGATAAACGCTTCAGTGGCTTCACGAAACGTGACGTTAGCATCCGGCGATATGTCGAGCAACTGCCTGCGCTGTTGCTCACGTCGTGCAAGGATGGGATCGATAAGGTCCCGGACCATGTCACGGTACCCGGCGGCCAGCTTCCGCGCTTCGCCCAGAGAAACCCGCGAGAGTGGACCGAGCCCCATCTCCCGCATCCGGCCGTTCAGTTTGAACCGGAACACCCACGAGCGTGCACCACTGTCCGCGATCTGCATGTAGAGCCCACCGCCATCCGCATAATGGCCCGGTGCCACCTCTTTCGCGACCCGCAGCGCACTGAGCCGATGCAACTGTCGTCCAGCCATATTGCCCTCCCTACCCACAAACCCACATCGCTACCCATACTTCGTGAAGAAATTGTGCGGGACATCAACGGTAGCCGCAAGCACGTCATTACCCACAAATCGCTTTAAAATCAGCGACCTGGAGGACGTCAGCGGAAGAGGTCGGAATAGCCCGGAAGGCCCATTTGGCGGAAGGCAGATGGAGTCGAACCATCCTGAGAGCGTCTGACGCCCTCAACCGGGTTTGAAGCCCGGCCGCATTTACATATAAATCAATAAGCTAGAATGAAAATCGTTCCGCAAAAAGATGGTTTCTTGGCGTCAAATATCCCATGACGTCGTCACAATCGAAAAAATTGCGGAACGATTTTTGACTTACGAACAGGGTCACTTATCGGCTGGCGGGCAGTTCGCCGCACGCGCGTCGTTGTGCGCGATGATCTGCCGTTTCGTCTCCGCAGTGTCAGCTGTGCTCGCGGTTATCGTCCGCGTCCAGTCGCAGCCCGTATCGATGATTCGGGTCTGGACGACGGGTTGAGGCGACGGGCGCGACGCACAGCCGGCGAGCGCGGCTGTCACGCAAATTGAAATCAGCACGGCCTTCATTTCGGTTCTCCATCGCGCAGCGCGCCTTGCCGGCGAAGCGCAGCGTCGAGTTCGTCGTCCTGAAGCTGCGCCGCCAGGTCGTCCGCTTTCACGCGGTTCGCTACGGCCTGTTCCCCCACCTTGGCTGCGGCAGCATTCCCCAGCTCGACCGCCGCTTTCACGTCTGCTGTCTCCTGCTTCGCCTTCGCTTCGCTGGCCTCGGCCTGTGCGACATGCGCATCGGCTTCCTTCTTCTTGCCCCACGCGAACAACCCGACGACAGCCGCCACGACCACGCCAGCGCCGCCAATCAGAAACTGCCAGATCGCGCTCATGATGTGCTCCAGGTACCGGTGAGAAAGAGGCTGCGCTCGGCCGCGCGACGTCGCACAAGCCCATTGCTCACTACGCCGCCCGACTTGTTCCAGGCCGGGAACTGATCGGCCGCGCCAGGCTTGTCACCTGCATTCAGCTTCGAGAGCAACGTCGACGGCTTGCCGCTTGCCAGCACCACAATACCGTCGCGCCCCTGGTCATTGCCGGCCGCCGCACGGCCCGGCCCGACGTTGTACACGATGCTCGTCAGCGCAGCTTTCTCCCGCGGCGCCAACGCCACCTTCACGGCGCGATCGACCGCCGCCGCTGCTTCGTTAATCTGCGCATCGAGCCGTGCATCGGCGAACGCCTGTGTCCACACCGTGCCCTGCTTTACGTCCGTGCCGGTGCTGCCCCATCCACACGTCCACGGCGCGCCGCTCAGTGATTGCAGGTCCGCAGGAATCGCCGCACCATTGAGCGTCTTCTGCCATAGACCGCGCCCCTGCAACACTTTCGCGAGTGCAGAGCCCGGGTCAGGGTATGCCGTCAGATAGCAGTTCTCGAAGTGCTGCACGAGCGGCCGGCACAGTTCGATCCACGTCGGCACGGTTGCGACCGGTGCCCCGGCCGGCTGCGGCGCATCAGCAACCGGCGTTGCCGCTGGCGGCTGCGGCTCTGCCGCAATAGTCTGTAATCCCTGCATGTCTAATACCTCCTGCGTAGCTACTCCACCACCGAACAGCGATTTGAAAAATGAAATCAGCTTGCTGAACATGCTTCCTCCTGTTTCGCTACGCCGGGACACCCGCGCGCCGACCATCGACAGATCGCGGGCGCCCGGCACTGTCACGCACGCCGGCTATTCCGCTTTCCTCCAAAAATTCGCCGGCGTTCGTCACGCCGTTTTTTCCAGCGCTCCGACAACAGATCCCAGACGGGCCGCACGTCGCCGCGCAGCAGTTCGGCCATCAGCCAGATGCACAGATTGAACGGCAGCTCCGAGGCATCGAATGGCGTCAGGTAGTGGCCTGTAAAGATGCGGTACGACAGCGCCGCACTCGCGCCAACGAGTGACCAGCGAACCAGATTCGCGCCGAGCGGCACGACTTCGTCCTGCTCGATGTGAGGAAAGGCGAGATGCCAGAAAATCCGCAGACCGACGACACCGTTGAGAATCAGCAGTGTGAAATCCAGCCCGTCACGTGCATGCAGGTATTGCATCGCGACGTAGACGTAGCGCATCTCGGACAGTACGAAGGCAGTAACGTCAGCTGCGAGGTTCGTCATGCTTTTCTCCTTTTCCAAGCCAGCGCTCGCGCAGGTCGTCGAGCATCGGCGAGACGTTCCGCTCCAGCCAGTCAAGCACCAGAACGGCAACCGTCACCACCGAGGCGCTCGTGCCGAAGCCGATCGCCCACGTAGAGATCGTCGGCCAACGTGTGGCTCCCCACTGCGCGAGGTGATAACCGCCAATCAGCGACACGAAAAAATAGAGTGCCTTGCGCCACCGCGACGACTCGCGCGAGCGCGTCAGAAAAACAAAAGATCCGCACAGAATGCCCGCCACCATGCCGGGGTCCACTTGCGATCGCAGTGCCGTGAGCACTACCCCGCTCGTCAACCCGGCCGCGACAACTGCTCCCGCGGAAGAAACAGGTTCGGTCATCGACTCTCCTTAAAAAAAACGGCCGCGCGTGGCGGCCGTAAACGAAAAAACCGCCCGAAGGCGGCAGGGTGAACGCGAAGCCGGTTATCCGGCGTTCGCCAATGCTTCCTGATAGGCTTTGTTCGCGCGCATCTGGACCGCGCGAATCCGCCGGTTGACATCAAGCGCGCGCTGCTGGCGCTGTGCGGGATCTTCGTCCGTAAGCGCTTCCTGCCGCGCCTTATACAGCGACTTGATTTCGGCGTTCGCTGCTTTCATGATCGCGGCGCGCGGCGCAATGCCCGGGTTCGCAGCATCGAACGTGTCGAGCGTCCCCTGCTTCTCTGCATACGCCCGCTCGTTCTGGAGACGGTCGATGTCCGTTGAGTTCTGGCGGAACGTCGTCATGTCTTGCGGGAGCGGCCCTGAACCAAACGACCGCGCTAGCGGAATATCGGTCAGGTACTTATCAACGTCTGCCTTTTCGCCAAGCGCATCGATCGCCTTGATCGCGTCGAGCGCGCCACCGCCGCCGTAGCTGCGCATGAGAAATTGCAACGTCTCCGGATACACATCGACGCCCGTGCTGTCGTAAATCTGCTTCGCAAGCCCGCGAAACAATCCCGACGTCTGCGGCCATGCCTGTTCGAAGTGGAGCTTGTTGCCGGTCCATTCGTCAGGCTTATGAATCGGGTTACCCTGGCCCGTCGAGTTGAGAGCGAGCTGCAACAAAGGCTTCGCGACACTCGGCGCAAACTGCTGCATAGCCCACTGAGACAGGTCTTTTGACGGGTCAATGTCGGTCGGATCAAGCGGGCTGAAGTTCGACAGAACGCCATCCTTCAGTGTGTTGCTCAGGAACGTGCCGGTATCGTCCACGCCGTCGGCATAACGATGGAGTGCTGCCGCGAGTGTGAGCGCGATGCGCTGAAACCCGAAGCCGACGGGAATCTTGAAACCTCGTCCGTCCGGGTCGGATGGATCGATCATCGTCAGATAGCGCCCCGACTGCGAGACCGGCACCTTGTTGAGCCGGTCAACCCCATCGTCGTCCTGTCCGCCCATTGCCTTCAGCGCACCGTACAAGCCATACATGAGAGCGAAGTGCGCAGCCATCACGGCCGCGCCGCGCGGTGTGCGCAGCGCCTGCGCCATGCGCCGCGCGTCGTACATCGCGGGCCCGGCGAACGTGTAGAGCGCGCCAAGCTGCTGCCCGATCTTGCCCTTCGTCTCGAAGTTCATCGTGTTCTTGGCATAGAGCATTGCGTCGCGCTCCGGCACACCCGACTCGACCAGCGCCTTGAACAGCGACACGCGCGAGGTCATTTCCATGTGCTCATTCACGTGGTCGATGAAGTCGCCGATCTTCTGCGCGGCCGCCTTCGCCTTGAACTTCGTGTTCACGCCGGCCATCTTGCCAAACTCGCTTTCGATGTTCTTCATGATGTCGTCGCGGAACAGGTCGGCGTACTGCGTTGCGCCGCCGAGATCTTCGAACCGCTTGAGCCACGAGTGGTACTCGCTGCCCGGTTTCGCCCGCCATTGCGGCGTGAACGTCGCGTTGTTTGCAAGCATGCGGCGCACCGCGCCGAGCTTGTCTTTCGTCGGCGCGTCTGCCATCACCAGCGACGCCATCGACATCACGTCGCGCATCTTGTTCATGAACGGGAACACCGGGTTCCAGCTCGTGTAGACGCGAGAGAGTGTGCGGGTCGCCTTTAGCGGCAGGCCCATGAGTCCGTCAATTTGAGCGCGGTTCGTGCCCTTGATCGCGTCCAGTACCTTGCGGTTCCCGACGTGGATGACCGTCGTGCGGTCGCCGTCACGCAGCACGATCGCATCCGGCGACATCGCCGCGTTCGCTTTCACGCGCTGCTTCACGAGCCCGTCGCGCTTGTCGACGTACTTCTCGAAGATCTCGAAGTTGGGCGCCTCGTTCACCTTCGCCGACATCAGCGCTCTCGCGCCGGGCGTCTCCTTCACGAAGCTCGCGAAGTCCTTCTTGAACTTCTGCATACCTGCATTGCGCACGGCACTCTCGACCGACACAAGCACGTTCTGCAATGGGTTATCCGCGAGCGTTCCAGAACGGCCCATCGCCTGCTTGTCTTTCGGCGCCTTGAGACTGCCGCCCGAGGGCAGCCCGCCGCCGCCCTCTACTTCGTCGGGGTCGCCGTACAGTGGGAGATACCACTCATATTTCGGGCGCGCCGCTTCCATCTCCGGTGTGAGCAGACCCGCCTCTCTACGTGTCTGGTCCGCGTACTCGAGCATCGGCTTGAGGTGGTCGCGATACAGCCCTTCGTAGAACTCGATCAGGCCTGGCGCTGATTCGCGGAAGTGCTTTTCGAACGCAGCAATCTCGGCATCCGTTGCGCCCGAGCCCGCGAGGTCATTACCGTCCGTCTTGCGCGCGATCTCTGCGTTGCGCTCGCGGCCATGCTTAACGAGGTTGCCGATTGTCCCAACGTCCTGCAAGAATTGCCGCCAACCGTGCTCCTTGTACCAGTCCTGTTTCGAAAAGGTCTGCTTCCACGCGTCTTTCAACGCGCGAGTCATCGGGTCGACACTGCGTTCGCTGAAGCGGTTGAGCGTGGCCTGTGTCGCGGCTTCGAACGAGCGCATCGTGTTGCGCAGCGCGCGGCCCGCCGCCGTATCGCCAGTGCGCCGGATTACCTGCTCAACCGGATTGCGATGGTCAAACGCGGCAGTCACGAAGTTCTCAAGCCACTCGGGCTGTGCCGCGCGCGAGCCTTCCGACAGGAGCGCGCGGGCCGTATCCTTCGAGCTCTGCGGGTTGCGCCACATTTCGCGCATCCGCTCGAGCACGGTTGGCTCGCGCTCGGCCATGGGAACCGGAGCCCGCGGCGTGCCGGCGCGCGAGAATGACGCGTCGACCGGCCCGAACGGCTTGCCGTCGCCGTCGCGCTCAGCGCCGCGCAAAAGTTCGGCTATACTCATGGTGTCGCCGTGGTTGGTTGACCTGTCCTTAAGCGTGGCACTGAGGTCAGGAACGTTCCCAGCGGTGACATCCGGCGGTTGGGATTGGCGGCCTGCCACGTCAGAACCATTCCGAGCCCCGTCGGCCCTCTCAAGCTCCACCGTCTCCAGCGCGTGCAAGTTCTTCCGCGCCGTCCCATCGTTCAACGTATAGTCTTTCACCGTCAGCTTCGCACGATATGGCACGCCTGCAATTTCGAGCGGCGCGTACAGTCGGTGGATTGCCTTGACGTCCGGATTGCTATGTTTTAGATCCGTATGGGTTTCCGCAAGAACCGCGTGCTGCACAAGATCGCGAAGCCCTGCGATTGCCTGCAACTGCGTAACCGGCGCCGCGCGGTCTTCGGCAATCTTGCTGCGATTTATCCTTGATACCGTAAAGGTCCAACCAGTGTCGGCGTTCGTCCTGTCCGCTGCTGGCGCATCTGCGAACTCGCGAATTGCCTTGATTGCCTGTGCGCGCATAAAAGCCTTGCCACCGTTCGGATTGCCCAGCTCGCGGCCGGTCAGACGCGTGACTGGCATATCAGGATGCTCGAACAGGTCCGCGCGCTGACCGAAACTCGATTCGGCGCCACCGTCACCCTGGCGCGTGAATGCAGCAGTGGCTTCCGGGTTCGCGATCGACGGACGCCCCTGTTCCTTCAGATGCGCTTGTGCCTCGCGCAGCAGCCCCGCGATTTCAGCATCCGTCGTGTCACCCCGCAGCAGCCCGATCTTCCTGAGAAACTGACGCACACCGTCCAGCACGCGGCGCACGACGCTGTTCTGCATGTTGCGCTCGGCCATCATCGCGATAATCTCGCGAGCGCGGCGCCCGTCAGGAAGATCAGGCTGAGTCCGGTCCACCTCCGCACCAATCTCGCGAAACACCTTGTTTCCGAGGCGCTCGGCAGTCAGAACCTTGCGCGCGAGCTCGTTCATCGTCTCGCGCCCGACCATGTTCTCGATGCCGTAGTGGCCGATAAGTTCGTGCCGCGCGACCTCGCGCGCGCGCTCGGCGCTGCGCAGATTGCCCGCGATCAGCGCGACGCGATTCGTACGCGGATCGAAGAAGCCTTCCACGTCGTCGGCGCCTTCGCGCTCCGCCTGACGCCGCACATAGTCGGGCGCATCGGCGAGCGTGTCGTACACGTCGACGTTGTGGCCATAGGTATCGGCGTCGATCGCGCGACGCACCTCGTCGCTGGTCAGCCCACTCTCACTCTCCGCGCGCGAGAAGCGCGCCGCGCCCGCACCGCGCTTACCGGATTCGGGCATAGGCGCACGCTCGGCAAACTCGACGTGTTCGAGGCGTTTGAACAGTTCCTTTGGCGTGGCCGCGCCGGACAGATCGACCGTACGCATGTGCAGGCGCGCGGCCGCCTCCGGATTGGTCTGTTTCTCCAGCACGACGATATGCGTCTTAACGCCAGTACCCGCTCGCTCGAATGCCGACGTTGGTAGCGACACATCGGCCACGGTATAGACGTGCTTCGCTGCGTCGCTCTCCAAGAGCGCCTGCAGACGCTTGTCGGCAGAAATACCTTCTGGAATCAGCGCAACAATCCGCCCACCATCGCGCAGATGGATCATGGCCTTTTCCACATGGTCGATAGCCGTCTTGCCGCCCACGCCAAACGGCGGGTTCATCACGATCCCGTCGTACTTGTTGACGACGTGGTGTTCCTCGAACGTGGTCGGCTTGACCTCGCCGCGCGCGTTCAGCGCAAGCCGTGATTGCAGCTCGTTCGACGGCTCGATAAACGTGTTCTGCGTCTGCTCGGGGAAAAACCGCGCGATCGCGCCGTCGCCGGCTGACGGCTCCAGCGCCTTCTCGCCAGGACGCAACCCGGCCCACTCGACCATCTTCAGGCCCACCGGCTCCGGCGTGGCGTACCAGTCCTTGCCGTGTCGCTGGTCACGCCGACCGCGCTCTTTCTGCTTCGCGAAATACAGCGTTTCGGCCTTCTGGTACGGAGTAAGCGTATCGGCGGAATGGTCAGCCTCCTTACCGCCTACGCCCTGACCTTCGTGCGGCTCAAACGCCGAACTGTTGATGTAACCGTCCTTGAATGCACGTTCAAGGTCGCGGGCGCCGTGGCCGAGCGCGAAGTTCTCGGCCGTGCGCGCGCGCTGCGCGATCGTGTTCGCGAACGTGTGCTGCTCGAAGTCCAGCCCCGCCTTCATGTATTCGACAGCCGCGTGCGACTTGTTGCCCGTTCTGTAAATGCGGCCCTCGATCTGGATCGCATCCGTGGGACTCGTTGGCAACGGCAGGGCAATCAGCGCACGCTGGTGCTTGCCGGTCGTGTCGTGCAGACTGATGCCTTCTTTGCCGGCCTTCGTCTGGACGAGAATCACGTCTTTCTTGCCGCCGTCCTTGTTGAACTCGCGGATGTTCTTAACGCGTTGGCCCTTGGGCACGTCGCCGTTCACGAGCGCGAGCCGGTCGCCGAATGCCTTCGTGAAAGCCTCGATAGGATTGCCGAGCCGGTTGAAGTTCATCCGGCCAATGTCGGGGAATTCGCTGCGGAATTGCTGCAACTCGGCACGCCATTTTTCATGGGCGTTGCCTTGGTGCGTGCCGATATCTGACGGCAAACGCTCGGGAAAGTCGAACGGGTTGATCGTGTGGCCCGTCTTGTACCCATGAAACACGACCACCTTGCGGCCGAGCGCAAGGTGTTTCTTCGCGCGCTCCACCGCGTCGTCAGCTTTCAGGTTCTCCAGCAGCCGGTTGCGTGCGTGGTAGTCGAATCGGTCGTGAACGTACTCACCCAGTAGCTTGTACGGCCCTTTGTGATCGCGTATAGCGCTAAGCGCCGCATCGATCTTCCGGCCCGCACCGCTCTCGATTTCAACAAAATCACGCGAGTAGTCGCGGTCAAGTTCGAGCTTGCGACCCGACACGGCGCCCGACTCCACCAGCTTGCGATGCAGCTCACGTTCGAGGTACGACTGATTCACTTCTGCCGACGGCGATTCGAGGCGGTGATAACGCCACTGATAGCCAAGGTTCTGTAAATAGAATTGATCGCGCTCGCTCGTGCCATAACCGTTGCCGTGCCTCCACGCCGGCCAAAGGTAGCCGTTACCGTAGTCGAGCGTCTTGTGATAGGCGAACGGCGTCGCCGAGAGAAACACGACATTCGAAGGCTTCTCGTCCTTGATGTCGTCGTATTGTGCTTCGACCTTTTGGTTAAGTGCGCCGCGGCGGTCCTCGAACTCTTTCCGCATCTGCTCTGCGGCCGCGCCTTGATGCATCCCGGCGCGCTGCAATTCATTGAGCCGCGCATCTTCGGCGGCCTTGAGCTCTCGCGCCTCTTTGGCGAAATACGATTGCGCTTTCAGGCGCAGCGCATCGGGGTGATTCGTGAGTTCACGCAGTCGCTGAAGCGCGTCCGTCGACACGCCCGCCTCGTTGCTCATGAGGTAATGCGATTCGTCGGCGACGATCAGATCCCAATTCCGATGCACCAACGCTTCGTTCTGCCCGAAATTCGCGTACGTCGTCGCTACGCGGCCCTTGCCGGCGTCACTCGTGCTTTCGAGCTGCGAAATATTGAGCTTGAGATTCTTGCCGTCCTCGATCCAGTCTTTTACTTTTGCGTCGGTGGGCGCGAGAAAGAGAATATTGTGCTTACCTAGACGGTCGAATCGCTTTGCAATTCCCAAGCCCGTATATGTCTTGCCAGTGCCCGTTCCGTTCGTGAACAGGATGCCGGGTTGGTCGTCCCTGAAGAACCGCCGCTCCGCTTTTGCAACGTCATCCTGCTGTTCCGGCAAGAGGACCGGAAGTGTCTCGCGAATGTTCGCGAGGTCGCCGACCTTGACCTTGGTATCACGGTCGGCCTTCTCCTGTGCCGCAATACGCTCGGTCAGCTCACCGGTTTCTGCTCGAGCAGATCGTACAGCGTCCCCGCGTTCTCCGCGGTCAGCCCGTACTGCTTCGTCATCAGATCCACCGCTTCGCTCACTTCGGTCAGCTCCGGCAGCATCGCCCGCAACTGCGGATCGTTTGCGTGGCTCACGTACTCGTTGATCGCGTGCCGCTCCAGCCACAGCGGAAGAACCGTCTGATACGCCCCGATCACCTTGTTGGGCACGCCCCTCGCCCGCAGCGCTGCTGCCTGCTGGTCCAGTTCCTTCGTCACTTCGTCCGGCGTCGCCGCGAACATTTTGCGCGCCCACGGCGTCGCCAGTTGCTCGTCGCGTGCGATCTCGTTCCAGATCCACTGCGGTACTTCGGTCACCTGATTCTCCTGTTCGATCAAATCGAGATTGATTATCGGGCCGCCACTGTCCTTTAACGAGCCTGTCGACTTCACCGGACATCAGGGAGTCGTCGCCGAGACGATGCGCAACCATCGCCAACTCGCCCTCTTGCAAACCGGATTTATTGAGTTCGGCAAGTAGCTCCGAACGGGTAATGTCCCCGTTCATGTAATCCACGACGTCCCGCTTAGCCTTAACTATCGCCTCGCTACCCCGGCCAACCGGATAGTCGATCCGATCAGTGCCGGACAGTTTGGGGCGTCGCTCTACATGTCCGTTTCGATCGTGCTGTTCGGCCCCTGCTTCGAGCAGATCACCTTGCCCATGCGCCGCCGCGACATCCGCTGCGCGATCGCTGCCGGTAAGACGGAAGTCCTTCGCCTCATCGTCGGCTTGCGCCCGCTCCTCTGCCTGCCTTTGCGTTCGCGCCCGGTCTGCCGCGTGGGCGCGCTGCTGCTCGTCACGCGCCCGAAGTTCATCCGGCGTCTGGCTCCCGAGCAGCGGCTCGCTGTCGCGGCCTTCTACCTCGTTCCTTTGCCCGCCACCAGTTGCAACTTCGCGCGGTCCGGCGGCCCTGCCTTCTTCAACAGGTCGACCGTCTGCCGATCGCGCGGCGCCAGCGTCTTGTCGAACACGATCTTGTTGAGCAGGCTCACGCCCGACGGCGACGCCCAGATTTTGCGGCCTTGTGGTGTCATCAACGTTCTCCAGTACTTGCGCGCGGTTCGCGCGCTCGACGGTGCCGAACATGTCCTCGGTCGGCTTCGTCGCTTCGTCGTGCGCGAAGTCTGCCACACGTTGCAGTGCCTCGCCAATACGCTTTCCTGAACGCGCATTGTCCGCGAACAGGCGCACGAATACGCGGGCATCCGGCGACATCGCGATGTCGCCCTGGCGTGCGAGATCCTGCAACTTCGCGCCGGAGCGGCGCGCGTTCACGGCCAATCGTGCCGCGTCCGTGACGAGCGGGCGAACGTCCAGATCGCCCGCTCCCTCAAGACGCGCCATTGAGCCCGCTGCGCTCGCCATGCCGCCGAGCACCGTGCGCGCCTCCGGGTCCGTCGCCTGTGCGTACAGCCGCACGAGCTCGGGGTCACCATACGCCTTGTGGAACGTCGCTGACATCAGCCGGTCGACTGCCTGACGCGTGGGTGAGCCGTCAGGATTGAGCATGCCCACGCGCTCGCCGACAGGCATCGCCTGCACGAACTGGCGCACGGTCTGCGGCGTCGGCTCGCCGGCGTCGCTGAAGTCCATCGCCTCCAGATTGACGCGCTGCGCGTCGTTCGCTGCCTGCTCGACTGGCGAGAGTGCCGCGGTCCCTGTCGTGTTCGACACATCGCCAATATCGTGCGTGACAGCCTCGCGCGGCATCACGCGCACAAGGACAGGGTTGCGCATCTTCGCTATCACACCAGGCGCGACACCCGTGAGCGCAGAGTCGGCGCCGATGCCCGATCGATAGCTGCCAGCCGTGCCCCGCTCGTATGCGGCTTGCAACCCCGCGACGCGACCATTGCCAGCGATCGCCCGCAGCCGGTCAGGCTCGCCCTGTGCATAGCTCGTGTTCGGCGTGCCGTCTGCGTTGTTCGACGTCAGCAGCGTGTCGGCGTCGACGACCGCGTATTGCACGGGCACGCGGCGGCCGTCCGCCGTCACGCTGTAGTCCTCGCGCCCCAACTGCGCGGCTGGGATCGGAGCGTCCGGGTTCGCTTCGACGACCGGCGCGCCATTCGCAAAGTCGCGCGAGAACGAGAGACGGCCCGGGTCGGGATCGGCAGCGATCGCGTTCATCTGCGCGATCGCGCCCGCCGTTTGCCGATCGCGGTTCTGCAACACCATCGGCGGCGAGTTGTCGCTCGTCGGCGCGGCAGTCTCTGCGGCGGCGCTTCCGGCTGCGGATTGCGTGGCTGTATCGTCGTCCGGCATCGCGCCGTCACCCGGGCGCGCGCGCGCATCCTGCGCAGCACGCACGTCGGGCGTAAGGCCGGAATCCAGCGCGTTCTGGCGTGCCGCGCGCGCGTCTGCCGACTCCTGATAGGTCGGCGCGCGCGCGGCGCCTGACGCGTCGACCAGGGTGTCGCCGCCCACGTCGGGCATGTCCGGCGACGGCAGCGCAGCACGAGTTTCCGGAGCGCCAAGTTGGCGCGGGGCCGAGCGCTCCTGCACGCGCGCAAGCAGCGTTTGCGCCGCACGGCCGATCGAATTCTGCTGGCGTGCTGCGTCTTCGAGCGAGCCGTTACGCAGTGCGGACGTCAGATAGTCAGTCGCCCACTGGCGGTTGTACATCTTCGGCAGCGAACTCAGCGCCGCGGTGATGTCATCGGAGGTCGCGTTGTACGCCGAGCCTTCAACGGACAGGCCTGTGGGCGTCGGCGTGCCAGCGGCCGCCGCCGCATCGCCGGGTCGCGCAGGACCACTCAGCCGGAGAGGAGGTGCGGGCAATGCGCGCACGCTGATGCGATCAAGTAGCGCCTGCGCAGCGCGGCCCAACGAATTCTGCTGCTGCGCGGTTTGCTCAAGCGTGCCGTTGCGTAGATCCGATGCCAGATGGTTCGCCACGTAATCGCGCTTCACGACTTTCGGCAACGTGTCGAGTACCGCCGTGATGTCATCGGGCATGACGTTGTATTGCGCGTCTGCGACCGTCGCTCGACCGTCTGCGGTCAAGTTCGCGTCAGGACGCACGGCCACGCTATTCGGCGGGATGGCCGCATCGGCGGCCGTCGTCTGCGGCGCGCTGGCAGATGCGGCCTCGTCTGCCGCGTTCGGCGCATGCGCGCCGAACGCGGCACCCGCGAGGCCACCCAATACCGCGCCTGCCGCCGTCGCTTGCCCGACGCCTTGCGACAATTGCTGCGTCGGGTCGACGCCCTGCAGCGCGACGTTCGTGGCGAGCTGCGTGCCGCCGCCCTGTGCAGCGTTCGTCGCAGCTTCGACACCCGCCGCCGCCGGGCGCGAGAGCGCCCCCGGCAAACCGGCGAGACGACGCTCGACCGGCGCGATACGCGCGGTCACGGCATTCAGGAGTGCCGCGCTGCCGATCTCGGGCCAGTTGCGCGCGACGCTCGCGAGCTCGGCCTTGGCGTCAGGTTCGCTCATGCCCGCCTGCCGAAGTCGCGCGTATGCCGGACTCGACGACAGAAGCGCTGCATCGGGCGTTGACTGCAACTTGTCATAGACCGCGCCGCGCACCTGGCCGCCGCCTTGCGCCGCCATGACGGCAGGCCCCACGAATTGCGCGGCGCGCGCCACGGCGGCGGGCGCTTCAGCGAGCAGGCCACTGCCGCCCGTCAGCGCGCCGGCCGCAAGCGCGGGCGCCACGCCGCCCGCAAATTCCGCGGCGGTCTGCAGTGGGCTTCGCACCATGCCGGCAATCGACGGCCCGATACCGCTGCCGCCCTTCGCCTCGTCCTCGGCCACTTCGCGCGCGACGCGCTTTTGCTCGTCCTGCACAACCGGCGATGCATTGTTGCCGTAGTACTTCTGTTCGTCGCCGAGCCAAGTCGAGGCAGCAGAACCCGGCGCGAACAGGTCGACGACACTCTTAAGCGAGCCCGCAGCGCCACCGGCCGCCGCGCCGAGCGTATCGGTCACGGCGTCGAGCGCTGAACGCGTTGGAGCCTTCGGCTTGTCGGCCGCGTAGGTCTGGTCGAAATAATCGCGCAGCGTGCCCGGATCTTCGCGATTGGCAGACGCAATGTCGCCAATTATGTTGTTCCGGTACGAATCCCAGATTTGCTGCTTACCCAGATAGTCCATTTGCGGGCTATCGAAATTGTTCGCCGCCTTGTACGCGCTCCAGCTTGGCGCGGCCGGGCCGACCGGTTGCGCGGCGGCGGGAGTGGGTGCCGGCGCCGGCGCAGCGTTGTCAGGCAGGCCATAGGCCGCGGCGGCGGCCGGAGTGTATGGAGAGAGCACACCGAGCGCGCGCAAGCGCCCTTCGGTATCTTCTTCAGCGGGAAGATAGGGAGTCTGGATTTCAGGCATTGCGGACGATGCTTTTAACGTAGTTGTCGACCCACGATCCCCAATCGGGGACCGTGGATTGCTGTGTGTTCGTGGCTTGCGACGTTGCGCCGTATGCGATCGCCTGCTGATCGAGAAGCGGTTTCGAAATCGGACCAGGCGACATCGACAGCTTCAGCGCCGGGGCGGCGCCGATGCCTGCCGCGTCTGGTGAGATGCCATAGAGCGCGGCCGCGCTTTCGTCGAATGGCTGCTGCGCTGCGCGCGAGTCAGGTGAGGACGGCGCGCCCGTGATGGTCCCGTACACGTTGGCGAGCTTGCTTACGTAGTTCGGATCTTGCGCATAGCCGCCCTGTTTCAGCGCCGAAGCGAAGCGGCCGATGTCATTGCCGCTGTCCACCGCGGCGGGATACTTGCGCGCGATGAGGCTCGCATAGTCGTCCGCAAAAGCATCGGGCGAGCCATATGCACGATACGCATCAACGGCGCCCGTCTGGTTGTCGCGCGCGGCGACGCCGCGCCCGTCGGACGCCTTGATGTTTCCGAGGTTGTTCGTTCCCGGAATCACGCTTTTGCCCCACCCGGTTTCGAGCGCGAGCTGGGAGAGGATCGCATTGGGAGCGACACCGAGCTTTGCGCCGACGCGCTGCGCGAGCGGCATGTACGTGGCGACGAACTGCGCCTGCTGGTCGCCGCTCATCAGTTGGCTCCGTACTTCGCGAGCAGCTGCTGCACCGCGGCTTGCTGCGACGCCGTGGCCGCTTGCTGTGCGGCCTGCTGACTCTGCGCACGCGCATGTGCTTGCGACGCGTTCAGCGCTGCGTGTGCATCGCCCAAACGCGATTGCGCGAGCGCGAGGCGGCGCACCATTTCTTCGCGCGCAGCACCGTAGCCCGGCGGCGCGTTCGTCGGACCATAGACCGTCATCGGGCCCGCACTCGCGTCGAGTTGCCTGATTGCATCGGAGAGCCGCGCGACGTCGGCGGTCGCGGCATTGAATGTCGCCTGCGGATCAGGCGCACTCGCGGGGGCAACCGGTGCCGGTTGTGCTGCACGCGGCACAGCCGGTGCTGCTGGCGCAGATGGCGCGGCGGGCGCTGGTGGCGCACTGGAAAGATACGGCGCCTGAGTGCTCGCGGGCGCATCCGACGCCGACGGGATGAACGGGTTGCTCGCCATGCCTGGAATCGGTGCCGTACCCACAGAAGGCGCGCCGCCTGAGATTGCATTCATACCTGGCGTGCCTGCATTGGCGCCAGACATGCCGCCCTGCACGTCACCGCCACCCATCTGCGCGAGCACCTGATTGATTCGCTGAAGCGTCTTCGATTGCTCAACCGGGTTGCCCTTCTGCGATGTGTAGAGACGCTGCAACGACGTCAACTGCGCCTGCAACACACGCGTATTTCCCGCGCCACCGTTTGCACCGGGCCCGTAACGCAGATTGTTATATTGATCGCGCTGCTCGAGCTGCGCGTTAGCCCGTGCGCTTTGCGCTGCCATGTCCTCGAGGTGTATCCCATATTGCGCGGCCGGATCGACGTTCCCACTGAACGCCGCGGTCGCGGGCAGCATGCCTCCGCGAGAGAAAGGCAGTGATCGATTCCCGGACGCATCTGTATAGAACGTGTTGCCGTTGGCATCCTGTTGGGCCTGCAGTCCGTTATATCCAGCGGCCTGCAAGCCGCTCGTGGTCAGGGTGCTCCCAAGGGAGCCGCCGAGCGCTGCGCCAAGATTGCCCTGCTGTAATCCTGCAATACGTGCGTAGTCCGTCGCAGCGTTCTTGAGCAACGGGTTCGCGGCCACCTTTGCAGGGTCGAGATTGTTCGTGATGTAGTTGGCGACATCGACCGGATTCGTGAACCCGGCTTGCGCAGCCTGTGCGCGTAGCCCCTGTATCTGATTGTCCGCATCGAGCTTGTGCAGGTTGATGCCGCTGTTCAGTGCCGTCGCGCCCGCCGTGTTGGTGCCCGTCTGCACCATATCGTCGTAGCCCTGATTCAGCGTGTCGTACTTGATCGAGTTACCGAGCGCGCCCGCGTCCGATGCGAGCATCTGCTGCGGAACCTGATAGGCGTCCATGAACGACTTGCTCATCTGGTCGGCCGCGTTCATGCCGGACATCAGATCGCTATCGCGATTCCGGCTGAAGCCACCCGTGAAGTCCGAGATTCCGTAATAACTCATAGCTATTTGCCTTTATGCGAAGGTGGACGACGGGCCAAGCGAATTAGCATCCCATAGCGTTCCGGCGCCCATGCCACCGCTGGATATGCCGCCGCTTCCGAAATTCGTCACGCTCGAGAACGTGTTGAAGCCGCCAATGCTCGCGCCGCTCTGTGAGCCTTGAGTGCTCCCGACTGGTGACGGTCCCATGAATGCCGAAATACCAGCGCCCATGACGCCGCCGAGGCCTGAAAGAATCGAGCCGTAGTACTGATTACGTGCAGCAAGCTCTAGATCCGTACCGCGTTGCATGATGCCCGCCGCGTTGCCAATGCCCTGAATCGCGTCCGCCGGCATGCCGCGACCGATGTTGAACATCTGAAGCTTGCGATTGAAATAGACCTGCTGCCGATCGAACTGCCGGTTCTCCAGATAGCGGCGCGTCTGTTCCTTGCGCTCGCCAACAGCGCGCGCCTGCTCGACGGCAAGCGTCCGGTCGGTCGCGACCGTCGCGCCGATGCAATATCGATTGCGCCGCCGCTGTGCCTGCTGCGCGGCATTCGCGAATTGCATGCGCACTTCGACGACCGCGCGATTCGCCTCGTCCTCGATCGGTTCGGTGTACTCAGGCCGCGCACACTCGGCGTCGATCGTCGCGTCCTCGCATGGTGCGAAGTGCGCCGTGAAGCGCGCATATTCCGCTTCAGCAATGACGAGCTGCCGGTCCGCAAGGTCATACTGCTTTTCGGCCGCATCCTTCGCCGCGTCGAGCGCGTTGTTCGCGAGCAGCACCTGGGCGGCTGCGTACGCGGCTTGAGCGACGACCCATGCCTCGAGCCAGTCTGTCTGCCACGCCGTCCACGCTTCGACGTCCTTCTGATGCTGCGCACGGTTGGCGTTGTCATTCGCCACCGCTTGCGACGCCCACGTGTCGGCGTTGGCCTGCTGGTTCATCCAGACCTGATTGAGCGCGCCGAAATAACCGGATTGGAGTGGGCTGGCGAGTCCTCCCCAATTCGCGACGGCAACTGAGTCAGCCACTTCGCGCTCCTTTTATCGGGCTTTGCGCAGCACCATCTGCGCGCGCTTGTAGCCGCGCGCGCCGGCGACGGCCGCGAAGCTGTCGCCGGCGTCGTTCGCGTCAGCAAGGCATTCGATACGTTCCGCGTTCTGTGCCGTTGCCCATGCCTCGAACGCTTCGAGCAGCGCCGCACGGTTCGCGCTGTTGCGCGCCGGCGGGCGCAGGTAGGCGAACACTTCGCGCGCGACGCGCTGCGCGAGGAACACGTCCAATTCCATGTGCCCCGCCGCGAACCCGGCGACCGCACCGTCGATCACGAGCGTGGCGAAGAACCGCTGATCGCTTCCCGACGCGACCGACGAGATACCTTGCGCGACCATCATCGGATTGCACTTACCGCCACCGATCTCGGCGATGGCATCCGGCAGAATCTTCAGGACGGCTTCGAGGTGTGCAAACGATAGTTCACGCTGCGAGAAAATTTTCATGCTCATGGTGGTCCTGAAATGAAAAAGCCCCGCAAGTGCGGGGCCGATGTATCAAAAGTCCTGGGTGTCTCAAACGTCGAACGTCACGGGTTATCAGCGCTCAGCGAGCGCAAGAACGCGTCAGCGCCCGCAGAGGACGAACCCGTGCCCGCGCCGCCCGACAGCTCGCGCATGCTCGTCGCAAACTTGATCTCGCGCACCGCATCCGTGCCGCACACCTCGACCGCGAAATCCAGCTTGCGATGATTCGATGGAAGCCGGAACGGTTGCGTCCGCTTGACGTCGCGCCGGAACACCGCTCGCTCGTCGGCGAAAAACCGGAAGTTCACGCCGTCGACGGCAATCCGGCCGGGCGGGTATTCGGCGAGCGTCACCTTCGCCGCGGCGAAGCCCATCTGTCCCGGCGCAGACGTGGTCTTGCTGCGCCAGCGGAACGGCATGAATTCGGCGCCCGCGTCCCATTCGTGAATGAAATTCCCGAAGGCGAGATACAGCTTCCCGTCTCGCGCCGTGTGCAGCGCGTTGGGCGTCAGCGTCAACGGCATGAGATCGTTGTCGGGGATACCGTCGTTGTCTCCGCTCTCGCGCATGTCGAACAGGAACGCGCCGGCGCACGTCACGCCAATGTATTGCCCCTCGACAGTTGCGCCGATCATCGTGCCCGGCACGAGCGCGCGCCAGTCATCCGTCGACCACCACGGACCCGTCATCAGGCTCATGCGGTTCCCGGCGAGCATCATGAGGCCGGTGCTGCTCGCGTATGTCACGCCGGCGCCCACCTGTACCGCGCTCTTGCGCGAGACGATCGGCGCGGGCTTCGGAAAGCGGTAGACCTTCCGGCAACACTGGCCGTCCGGACAGTCCTCAGAAATCGCGTAGGGATGGCCGTCGGTCAGCGCGTACAGCACGCCGCCCTGCCACTTCATCGCGCGCACCTTGTCGTCGAGCGCGAGCATGTAGTCGATCGGCCACGCCTGCGGCTGGTATGGCTCACAGAACCAGACCTGATTCCCCACCGAGCCGGCGAGCACGCCGTTCTCCAGTTGCGTGATGTTCTCCAGCCCGAACGGCGGCGGCGTGTACTGCATCGACACCAGCGCCTCGCCGAGCGCGTCGGTCATCGCCGCGTCGGTGTAGCTCTGCGCGACCGGATCGAGGTCGGCCACGAACAGCCATGCCGTCGGCGTCTGCGCCGCCGGCTTCGTGCCATCGTTGAACCCTTCTGCCAACCGGTAGAGCCGGATGCCAGCAATGTCCCACCCGTCCGGCGGGGCCGGAATGTCGACCTGCACTACACCGCCTTCATAGACGTCGAGCAGCGTGTTGCTCGTCCAGGACGGTGCACCCTCCTGCCCGAAACTGTCGACGTAGGTGTAGAGATAGACCCTGCTGCTCAGGGCGTAACCCGGCTCGGTCGTCGCCGCCTCGTTGGTAGTCGGCCCGGCATCGAGCGCAGTCGCGACCGGCGCTGTATCCGGTAGCGGCAAGCCCACGCGCCGCCAGTCCATCGTGCAACCGTCGTCGGGCATTGCCGCGACGAGCGGATACTCGCTCGCGCCCGTGACGTAGACGCGCTCGCACGTCGGTAACCACTCGGCCACGTCGATGCACGGATCAGACCACGTGAGCCAGCAGCAGCCGAACCGGTGCATTGTGCGCACGTAGCGCCCCGCGTCTTCCACTACGAGCGGACGACGGAACGGTTCGATGATCCCGTGCCAGAGCTTGCAGTCTGCGGCATCGGCCGCCATGTTCTCTTTCAGCAGCGTGGCGTCATAGCGCGGCACCACGCCACCGAAGCGGGCAATCTTGATCGCGGGCATATCAGAACATCATCGTGCCGGTGCCGACGAACAGGGCGCCGGACAGCAGGAACACCGCGGTCGACACTGCACCCACGGGATAGGTAAGCACGAGCCTGCCGCTCGCTGGAATCGCCTGTGCAGGAAACACTTGCGTGCCGGTCGCCGTCTGCACCGACACGCTTTCGCCGACCGGCCCGACGATATATGTCGTGCTGCTGTCCTGGATCAGACTCCAGTTTGCAGACTTGCCGTCCGCGCCCGGCGCGCCCGTCTCACCAGTCGGCCCCGCCGGACCCTGCGGTCCCTGGGGGCCAACGAGCGACAGCCCCGCACCCCAGCCGGCATTCGTTTTCGGCCCGTAGAGCACGCCATTCGTCGTGTCGAGATAGAAGTCACCCACGGCACCCGTGTCGAGCGCCGGCGCGCCAGCGCCGGAAACCAGCGTAGCGCCGGCAGCACCGGTCGGTCCCGCTGGACCTTCTGGCCCGCTTGGGCCTTCTGGCCCGGCAGGGCCTTCCGGCCCGGTCGGACCTGCTGGTCCGGGGTCACCCTGTGGGCCTTGCGGCCCTTGCGGGCCTTCAACAACAGCCTCACTGCCGCTATCGCAGCAGCCTCCGCCTGTGTAGACGATGTTCGTGCCGCTCGTAACGGCTGTCACGTAGCCATTACGCACGGAGACGGTCGCGTTCCGGTAGTCGCCGTCGGGCATCGCTGCTGCGAGTGCCTTCTTCGAAATGCAGCCACCTTCGCCCTGGCTGAACTCGTACCCGCCAGCGCGCCACACCGTACCTGGTTCGCATGCCGGCCGGTCAACGGTCCTGCTGCAACCGTCCGCTGTGACCGTCACGCGATCGGAGCCGGCGACGATTTCGCATACCGCCGCCTGCGCGCCGCCGAGCCCCTGCTGAATGAAGTCGACAAGATTCTGCGGCGTCCACACGAACGAGACACACGTGCCCGGCGCGGCGCCGCGCGCGCATGTTCCCTCGTCGCTGCGCTCGATCGCGACGGCGCCGTCGAGAATGCCCGTCACCCGGACGACTTCATGCTGGTGCGCCTCGCCTACCCAGAGGCGCGTGTATGCGCCATCGCCGGCGAGCGCCGCCGCGATGCGCGCGACGTCGGTGGCCGCGAGCGGCAGGATCAGCTCATCGGACGCAAGACGACGACTCAGGCGCGTCTGGAAGCCAACCATCGGAATCAACATCAACACCCCCTTGGTACGTTGTACGCCGGCACGTAAATCACTGGTACCGGCCCGCAGTCACACCCCACGCCGCGCGCTCCGCAGCCGGGCTGAGTCGCGTCGAGCGGACCGCAATCGCTGCGCTCGATATGCTCATGGCCCGTCACGGCAACGTCGTCCGAGAACTGCGCCAGCAGCTCGCCGCAGCGCATGCCCGCCACTTCGATGCGAAACACGTACATGCCGGGCGCCATGCAGCGAATGCGCCGGTCCCACTCAAACACCGCGCGCTGGTCGTCATCAATCTCCAGCGCGCGCAATCGCGCCGGCTTCTCGTGCGTGCCCGCGCGCCACACCTCAAGCACCACGCAATCGGGAGACAGCACGCATGCGGCAGGCGGCTCGATGACGAACGCCGTGCGCTGGACCCACCGGTCCAGTCGGATGACAGATGGTCGTCGCATGCTGTCCTCACACGATCGGCGGCGCGATCGCATCAAGCGACGCGCTCGTGTCGCTGCGAAGTGCGCGGATACGCGCGCGCGCCACGCCCTCATCGAAACTTCGCCCGCGCACCTGAGCGAGTTGCAGCGACGTGAACTGATAGCCCGGCAGCTGATAGATGCGCGCGAGCGCGCCATCCTCAATCGACTGCTGCCAGTCGTCATGCAGCAGCGCGTCGACCTCGCACGCGTCGCGCGACGGCGCGATGCACATGCGCACATGCACGGCGCCGGGCCGCTCGTGCGACGGCTCTCGCGAGAGCACAAGCATGCCGTCCTCGACAGTGAACCGCGTACCGAAGTGATGGAACGCGACACCGCCGCGGCGCGCGCGATACGGCGTGCCGTTGACATCAACTTCGTTCACACGCACAACCTGCTCGCTTTCGTGCGGCCAGATCGGATATGCGCGTACGCGCGGCTGCAGACTGATGACGATCCGGCGGCGAAGGATACTGCTGCGCGTCGCGAAGTCGATGCACGCCTGACGCACGTACGCCTGAGCCATCGTCTCCGGCAGACCTTGGGCCGCCGCCATGACGAACGGCATGAACTGCGTGAGAGGCACCCGCTCAATGGGAAGCTGCATTGCTCGTCACCTGCTTCAAGTAGCGTTCGTACACCTGCTCTGCGGCGCCCATCAGGTCCGTGAATAGCTTCAGGTGCTCGCTCGCGCGCGTCGCGTCGGTGGCGCTCTCCGTGTCCTTGCTGTAGGCGCGGTAAAGCATCCACTCGATAACGGCGTTGTGATAGACACCGGGTACGCCGAGCGCCCCGTCCTTGCCGGCCGCTTCCGGCTCCGCGGTGTAGACGACTAGCGCCTCCACCTTTGCGCCCGGCGGAACCGGCGGATCGACATAGAACGCGCCCTGGTCGTCCGGATCGAGCGAATAGGAGCGCACGATGTAATCGCGCGTTGGCGTGCGGCAGACAATCGGCTCAAACCAGTTGGCTGCAATGCGCGTTGCAGCGCTGTCGGTTGCCGAAGGCTGGCCGACGACGCGGCCGTAAGCGTCATAAGTGCCCGCGACGCGCGAGAAAAAAATCCCGCCGGCGGGCAATGTCTGCCGCGCGCCCGCAACGAGCTCGAGCTTGTGCGGTTGCGAAAACTCCAGCGCGCGCAACTGCGTGATTTGAAGCGCCGCGTCGTTCGCATATTCGATCAGCTCGGCCTTGGTCCAGCGCGTGAACTTGTGCCCCGGCTCCGCGTCGCTGAGCAGCTTGGCGACCTCGAGCGCGATCGCGCCCGCGATCATGCTCACGTCGTCGCCTTACGCACCGCACGCTTCGCGGTCGCGGACTCCGGCTCGGTGCTCGGTTCCTCGGCCTTCGGCGCCGAGCCTGCTGCGCCGTCGCTGACGGACGGCAGCGACTGGTCAGGAGAAGCCCCACCGACCTTGTCCATCTCTCCCGCGCCTTGCTTGGCTGCGTCGATGGCTGCGAGTTGATCGTTCAGCACCGCATTCTGTGCCTCGAGTACCGCGACACGCTGCTGTGATTCGGACAACTGTGCTTCAAGGTCTGCGAGCTTCGCGTTTGCTTCGGCCAGTTCTGCCCGCACTTCCGAGTCATCATCGGCGGGTAGCGTGAATGCGACGCCCGCACCGAGCGGCGCCGTGTGTGCGCCACGATCTTCGCCCAGGCCGGACAGCAGTTGCTGCCTGCCCGGATTCGCGCTTGCATCCGTGATGATCGTACCCGTTTGCCGCTGCGGGTTGCCGGTGGGCGTGAACTGCTTCGTGTCCGTGTCGTACTGGCCGGGCACGAGCTCCGGCTGAAATGCGAGCGCACTGTGCGCCGGGTAGATGGTCCCATGCGCGTCTCGATAGGCAAATTGCTTCGGCATTGTGTCCTCCTGCTTGAAAAAGAAAGGCCGCGCGGATCTCCCGTGCGGCCGCCATGCGTCGATAAGGCGCGAAGGCGCTGCGGTCAGTTGCCGACCTTCGGAACGATGATGATCGGCGACACCCAGAACCGCAGATCATCCGGCGTCTTCGCCGGCCAGGCCGCGATGGTCAGGTCGATGATTTCGTTATCTTTCAGCCACACCGGCTGATCGAGCAGTTTGCAATCCGAGTCCTCGGCATTCGCCATGAAGTAGCCCAGATCGGTGCCAGCGAAATGCGTTGCTGCCATAAAGCCAACGCCATCCGCAGGATTCTCGACACGCCAGCTGAAGCCGAGCAGCAACGAGAAAGCCGGCACGACGCACGCGCCGATTACGTCGCCAGCCTGAATGGGCGTGCCCTGTGCATTGACGCGTTCGAGGTACTGTTGCAGGCCGGCCTGTCGGCGACCGTCTTTCTGGCTGAAGTCGAACAGCCGCGTATTCGAGAATACGCATGGCGACTTGTGGGCGGCCTGCTGGATATGATCGGTCGCGGCGGGAATCGCGGCCGGGTACATCTCCTGGTTAGGATTGCGGACAATGTTGCCGCCGTGGTGGAGTGCGTGATACGTCATGTTGGGTATCTCCGGATTGCGCGATCGGCGCCCCTCGCGGAGCGCCGAATCTGGTTAGAAGGTGCAGTAGAGCGCGGCGAGCGCGTCACGCAGGAAGGGTTTGTGACCGTAGACCCAGAGACCGCGGTAGAACTTCCCGAAGCTCTTTTCCATGCTGACGATCTCGTGGTCTTCGAGCTGCTGCGCGAAGCCCGTCGCTTTCTTGTTGCCGGCGACGATCCAGTAAGCCAGCTTGCCCGTGGCAACGTCCGGCACCTTCGGCACCTGGTCGGAAAAGTACATCTCGAAGCCCATGATGATGACCGGGAATTTCCCGTTCAGCATCGGGGACTGCGACATACCGGTCAGGTATGCAGCCTTCAGGTCCGAGGACATCAGTGCATTGCGCGAGACGTTGGGCAGCACGACAAACATCTGGCCGTCCTCCCAGCGACACGCTTCGCGCAGCACAACGTCGAGTCGTGTCAGCACCTCGACGACGTTCGCCGCAGTGATCGGCACCGGGTTACCGATCTCGCCGAGTTCCTGACTTTCCGATTCCTTGCCGGCGTTCATGCCCTTGTTCGTCGGCGCCGTTTCGAACGCCATGCGCATCAGCACTTCGGGATCGAGCAAGCGCCGCATGTTGTATTCCGCGCGCCCGAGGAACGACTCGACCCACTTGTCGATGAACGTGATCTGCTTTTCGTCGATGCGGTCGAGCTTGACGTTGTAGTATTTCGCGCGATCGATGACCATCGTCACCGATTCTGCTTCGAGTTCCTGCGGCTCCAACACCGCGTTCTTCTGGTACTCGTTGATCTCGACTTCCGGCTCGATGAAATACGTGATCTGGTCGCCGCCCTTGTTGAGGTCGCCCGTGTAATCCGTGTTCGTCACATCACCAGCGACAAACGCGCAGTAGCCGCGAGCGATCAGGCGATCGCCGAATTGCGGCGTAATCAGGACGTCCGCATATTGCGAGTAGCCTGCGGAAGATTTCATGCTTTAACTCCTACGTGTTCGAAACGAGGCCCCGGGCCCGAGCCTCCTGAAACTCTTGTTCGAACTTCATGAATTCCGCCTTGGTAATGCGCTGCATGCGCATGTCTTCCATGCGCTTGCGGTAGTCGCTTTCCTTGAATTTGGCGGCGGGCCGAGCCGTGCCATTCGATGAAGTTCGTGCCGGTGTTGCGAATTGACCCAGCCCGTTCGCGTCAGTGGATGACGAAGCGCCAGTCGCGCCATTTGCTGCGGACTGGGTCGAAGCGTCGGCCTGCTGGTGCTGCGACGCCCCTTGTGTCTTGCCGAACGCGTTGAAAATCGCCACGACGCCGGCGAGGTTCCGCCCCTGATGAGCTTCCATGAGAGCGTCCTGGATCTTCAGCGACGTCAACGGGATCGGCTGTTGCAGGAAGTCCTGCCACTCCTGGCTCTTGCTGATCGACTGCATCTGCGGAACTCGCGCAGCGACGTCGCGCACGAAAAGCTGCTCGGCGGATTGCCCCATCTGCTCGTTAATCACGCGGCTGCCGTCACGCAGCTCCGCGATTTCCTTGAGTAGCGGTGCAGTTGCGCGCGCAATCAGCTTCTCGGCGACCGGCGTAAAGTCGCCGTACATCGCGAGCTCTTCGTCGGACAGGTCCGGGAGTTGAGACTCAGCGGCTGACGACGTCCCCTGCTTGCCGGACGGTTGCACCGACGAGGCGCCGCCCGTCTGGAGCTCGGTCAGTTGCCGGCGCGCTTCCGCGAGCTCCTGGCGCGTCTCCACCAGCAGGTCGGTAATCTGCGATGTGCCGCGCCCTGCTTCTTCAGCCTTTTGCAGCAAGCCGCGAAGCCGCGTGATCTCTGCCTTGTACCGGCCTTCCATTCGACGAAGGTTCTCGTCGCCTGCATTGCTGGTCGACGCGTCACCGTCGATTTGCGCGTTGGCGTTCAGCTGTTGCGAAGACGTCGCGCCGTCGTCGACATGTGCCGCGTCGTGCAGCGCATCACCATCCAGTCCGGTAAATGCGCCTGCGTCGTCGCCCTGCTCGCCAGCAGCCTGCATCGCCTGTTGCGCAGCCGGGTCGGAAGTGGCGTTTGTGCCAGCCGAGCCAGATGCAGCTTCAGCGATGGGGGTGCCATCGGAGCCATTGAACTTGTCCCGCAGATGTCGAGGGAGTGCCATAGAAATATCTCCGTGAGCCGCCAGTGGCGGAAGTCACAATGAAAAAGCCCGCGAGGGCAATGCCAGGTCGCGGGCGAAAAAAAAACCGACGGGCATGCCTGCCGGCCGGTACTGATTGAAGCGGACGAATCCGCGTTACTTCTTTGGCGTGAGCGTGCCGATCAACCCGTGCAGGGCTCTCACTTCCCCCTGCAGGCGCCGCACGGCAAGCTCATCGTCAGCGCGTGCGCATTCTTCGAGCGCGCGCGCATGGCTTTCGGTCAGCCAGCCGAGCAGGCCGGACCATGCTTGTGCATGGCGCTGCAAGTGCTCGATGGCCTGCGATTGCACTGTGGTCGGGTTTTTCACTTCAGGCCCGAGCCTCCGCAATTGCACGATTTCGCCGGCATGGCGATGCCGCGCGTGCCGCCGGTCGATGAACTGGCTGTCGGTGCCGGCGCTCGCGCCGGCGTGTTCTTGACGACCTTCTGTACGACCTTCGGCTTCGGCACCGATACAGGATTTTTCATGAGATCACCCGATCTTTAGATAGCTGAGAAAACCCTGGGTGTGCAGCGGTTTGCCATTCGCCGAACCCAGTACCTTTGAAAATCCGAGCCACAGCGCCTGATCGTTTGACCAGAGTGGCATTGCTCCTGACATCGTGACCGAGCCAAGCACATTGCCAACCGGCGAGGCGGCGGCACCCACTTTCGGCGACGGATAGCTTCGTACAGCGTACTGATAGATCCCTGGAAACGCGTAACGTTGCCCGGTCGAGACAATCATCTGGGGCGGCGTATCGTACGTATCCGCGTCCTGACTCGTCAGGTTGAACGTGCCAACGACGAGGTACACGCCAGCTGGAATGTTGATCGTGCCATCGCCATTCAACGTGTAGTTGAACTGGTTCTTGACGGTAACGCCGTACTGGAAATCGAGTTGGTAATACGTGCCCATATCGATTCCAAGGCCACCATTCGCCTGCGAGGTGTGTCCGAGTTCGATCGTCAGAGAGGGCAGCGAGGGGGCATCCATCGACGCGCTAAGTCCGCCATCCGAACCAATTTCGAGCTTGTTGCCCGCGTCGCTTGAAAGCTGGATCAAACTCGCAGAAAGTGTATCGCCGCTCGACAGCGGAGCATGGTTCCCATCAATGAGAACAATCGGTGTGCGTACAGTCATCTTCAGCTCCAGTAAGGCAGTTTGCGGCCGTTGCCAATATCGAGCCAGCCGGACGGCGAGCCGAGCAGCGCACTGCGGTCTCCGATAATTCCTGTCGGCAGCGTGGTATCGGTGGTGGTATTCGGTGCCGCCACCGCGGCCGGCGAGAACGAAAGGCCGCTCGTATCCAGCGCGAGACCGCCTCCTGCCTTGATCTGCACCGACAGCGGTGATGCCACTGTGCCGTTACCGGTCAGCCCGGACGTCTGCGCTATGACGATAGGCACCAGGTCACTCAGGTCGACCACGTACTCGGGCGAGCCATCGCCGACGGTGAACGTCATCGTGTGCGTGTTGGGGTCGTAGCTCACGACGGTCAGGAAGTTGTCGACCGCGATGCCACCAATCGCCGCGGTGATCGCCGCGTTCATTTCGCTGCAAAGCGGGATCTGGGCGCTCGGCTGATGAGGCGAGCCGGCGCATGTCGAAAACACTGCCGCGATCGTGGCCGGATTGGATACCGCCCCCTGCACCGCGTTCTGGATGCAGCACGAAAGCGCGCTACACAGCCCCGTGGCCAGCGCCGAGAGCATCACTTCGTCGGAGGTGATAGCGCTCACCACCTTCGAGACGTTGACCGTCGGTGCCGGATAGCTGCCCGACAGATCGCCACTGGCAACGCCGCTCGGCGGGAGCGCCGAAGGAAACGACTGCTTAAGCAACTGCGCAGCCTGTGCATCGGAGAGGATGCGCTGGATAGCCCGAACGCCGTCGATGCTCGGCGCCGGATACGTTCCAGACAAGTCGCCGCTGGCGTTGCCAGACGGCGGCAGGCTTGTCGGGATTGCCGGAATCATGGACGCCAGCAGCGCCGTCAACAGGATCTTTGCATTCTCGTCGTTCATGATCCTGCTGATCGCAGCGAGCCCGTCGATTGTCGGGTTCGGATAGGTTCCTTCGAGATCGCCGCCGGCGGCACCGCTCGGCGGGAGGCTCGTCGGCGATTCACCACAGCAGCCGCCCATGCTCATTGCTCCAAGTAAAAATTCGTGGGTCATCGACGCGGCGAAGCCCACCACATAGGCTCCGCCGAGTACACCGTCGAGGATGAAGCGATAGCGACCCGGGACCGCAATCGCAATCTGGTTGCACTTGCGCGTCATGACAACGGCCCGACCATTCGTCATGTACGGCGTGAAGTATTTGCCCTCGCCCGGACCATCGACCATCTCGACGCTCACGCTCTCGCCTACGCCGAGCGCGTGCGCGCGAACAATCCACGGCTCGTCGTCCACCTGGATCGTCGGCGAAACATCGCTCTGCGAGTTGGGGCCAAACAGCGCCGTCACGTCCATGAATGCAGTGCGCTTGGTGCGGCTCGCGCCGCCGGCAGTCAGGGCCATGAATTAGCCTCCGTTGCAACGCATGTAGGCGACGAGATAGTCGTGCGACATCTGCGCGGGGTACGCGCGCACGAATGCCATGCCGAGCGGCACAGCCTCGCCGTCCGTACGCTGCAGCACGAAACGGTAGCGGCCGGGGATGCCGATCACCAGCACGTTGCGCGTGTACGTCAATGACGATTGCCCGTCGAACGGACAGAACGGCGCGAACATCGAACCGGCTCCGTCGCCATCCACCATCTCGACAACCACAACGTCGCCTTCCGTCAGGTTGTATGCCCGCACCACGAAGGGGTCGGTATCGACCTGCACGATGTGGGAAACATTGCTCTCGCTCAGCGGCCCGAAAATCAGGCTCGACGGCTCACTGTCTGCGCTCGCGCGCCGCCCGTGGCGGCCGGTAAGAGTCTGGTTTGCCATCAGTTTGCTCCGGGGCGCAGCGTCTGCGCGATCGCCTGGTTCAGCGCGCGCTGCAGGCCCCACTGAGTTTCGCTTTTCATCGGCACGAGCAGGATCGGGTTGTGCCAGTACAGCGAACGCTTGCCATGCTGACCCACGCCCGACTCGTTGTATGTGAACGCGCGCGGACCGAACGCCACCACCGCGCGGCCGTCCGCGGTGAGATTGCGCACGATTCCATCGCCGAAGAAGAGGTCATAGACCAAATCGCCTGGGTCTACGTCGTATCCGTCGAGTTTCATGAAGCCCTCATAACAAAAGAGCCCCTGTCAGGGGCTCGGGAGTTGACTGCCTTGCATTGCCTGCATCGCGGCGCCCTGGCGCCCGTCGAGCGCTGGCGGTGGCGTGCCAGGCTGCATGCTGGGCTGCGCACCGGGCGCCGTGGGCGCTCCGGGCGCACCACCTTGTTGCTGTTGCTGTTGCGGTGGCGTGCCGAGCGCAGCTGCAACCTGCTGGTCGAGCTCGTCGTTCGGCATGAATTGGGACACGTTGAAGCCCTGGTCGCTGAGCCACTGCTTGAGCAGTGCCTGCAACGCCTGCATCGGAATAATCCCCGCCTGGGCGTACGGTGTGATCGTCTGCAGCGTTTCAATGCTGCGCGCCTGCGCCTGCTCTTTCTGGAGGATGCCCTCTGCACCTTTCGCGACAACCTTCGCATCCGCCTTGATCGTCGGGTCGGGGTCATACAGCATGTTGAACGCCCAGAACTGCTGGATCATCGGCTCTATGCCGTCGCGGTCCATGTTGATGATGACGTTCTTGATGCCCTTGAGCGCGCCGCCGTACAGCAGCGAGAGACCGCCCATCGTCTGGCCGCCGCCGCCGACGTTCTGGTTCCCGTACGTGTAGGCAGGAATGCCGCTCAGATCGTCGGCGAGTTGCATCTGCTCGTTGAAGATGTTCTGCAGTTCGCCCGCGATATACGGCGCGACCACGTAGCGCACGGCTGGGCCGCTCCCGCTATTGCTCGATTTGAGGAAGTACACCTTCCACGCGTGGATCTTCTCCGGATCGTTCTCCGACTCGTCGAGTCTGTCGGAATCAATTTCTACCATCGGCCCCGCCGCGTGCGCCATGTTCTTGACCATGCTGCGCGCCGCGCCGTTGGCCGTGCGCTGGACGTCGCGAATCAGCTGCGGCACACCCTCGCCCCAGAACTGGCCCGGCTTCTTGTTGAAGCTCGTCACGTGGTACGGACGGCGCCCCAGCGGGTCAGGATTGAGCAGCGCGCGAATCGCGTAAGTGCCGACGAGCCATACGTTGCATTCGTATTGGGCCTCGAGGTCGTCGACCTTGACGCCCCATTCACGCAGCAGCTTGCCCTGCACGCGGCCCCAGAAGTCCAGCACGTCGATGGTTTCGCTCGTATGCCAAAGGGAACCCTGGTGCTTCTCGTCGCGCGCACGCGCGCCATCGCTCGATAGCCAGTCGCGAAAGCCTGCGTCGAACTCGTCGATCACCATGCGGATAGCGTTCTCGTCGAAGTTCGGCAGGCCGATACAGTCGTACAGCTTCGCCTTCGTCATGCGCATGCGCTCGATGACGTTGTTCGCGTCCTGTGGATTGGTGGCTTCCGGAGATGGATAGAAATCGAGCGGCGAAACCCGCTCCGGCACCATCACTGCCTGCGTCGCCACGACGAGCTTCGAGCCATTCCATTGAAGCGAGTCACGATTGCGTACAACCGGGCCTTTCAGCACGCCGCCCGGATAGGTCACGATATCCGACTGCCACTGCTCGAAAACCGCCTTCCAGCCGGCCTCGGTCATCTGGTCGTTGATCTTGTCGGACATGCGGCTGCATGCATCGGCCGCAATGCGCTGCATTTCCGACACCGCAACCGCCTTGAGATCCTTCGCCCGCTGCTGGTCGAGCACCATGCTCGGATAGCCCCGCGCGATGATCTCGCGCATCACCATCTGCTCAACCTGCTGCATCAACGAATCCGGCAGGTCGGGAATCGGCGTCGGCTGGATCGTCCAGGGTTGATCCGCCGCATTCACCAGGACGTCCTTCAGCCACGATTCAGCGGCCCGGCACTTCAGGCCGGTGATGTTCATGTAAATATCGATCCCGCCCAGCTTCGGAATATCGTCGGGATCGTATTCACCATTTCGCTGCCGCGTGCATTGAAGCATCACCTGCTCGATGCCGCTCGCGATTCGGTGCTGCTTATTGACGTTGAAGCACTCCCGTACGTGCTCCGCAAGGTCGCTCACGGGTGACTGCTGCTGTTCCTCGCGGGTCTCCTGAAAGCGCATGCCCGGCGGCGGAATAGCATCGCTCTGCTGGGTCTTCAGGCCGATCAGGGAAACTGCGCTCATACGATCAGAAACTCCTGGTTGTTACGACTGCGCCGCGCGCTGGGCGCCGGCCACTTCGGGTCAATATCCTTGATGGCCGACAGCCCATCGAAAAAGTCGTCATGACGGCCCGCCGGAAACGGCAGGAATTCCTCGTCGACAAACTGCGCAATCAGGTCGCGCGCCACGCCGTCGGTACCGGTTTTCCACATGGTCTGTGGGAACCACCAGCGCGACGCCTCGAAATCAGGCGCAAGCCGTTCGATGCGTGGTTCCTTCTTACCGTCGTCAGGGAGCGGCACAACCTTGAACCGGTAGTTCTCGTTGTTCTGCACTTCCTCGAGGTATTCGAGCTCCTGCTCGAAGCCGTTTTTCTTGAAGCCCGTCGCGATCGGCCGCCACTTGCGGTGCATGGCGATGATTGCCTCGTGCCGCGCCTTGAGTTTGAGCCGGTCATACACCGCGTCGAGCAGGTAGTAGTTGCGATCGAGATGCAGCCCCACGAGCAGGATCGCCGTGTAGTCGCTGGTCTTTTTCTGGGTGCGCGCCGGGTCGACGAGCAGGTAGCGATTCATCATCCACATCGCCCGGCCGATGTCCTTCTGGTCGTAGTAGCGCAGCCAGTACTTCAAAAACGTGCCGCCGCCTTTCGCTGGTGGCTTGCCCTGGTAGAGCGACATCCATTCACGCGAGCCGACCGCCAGACGCTTCTGGTCGAGCGCCTTCGCTGAAAAGCGCTCGGGCACAAGCGGCTCGCCAGCTTCGCGGCCCAGGGGGTCATCTGGCTCGTCCGCGATCGCGGGCAGATTGACGACTTCCCAATTTTCTTGCGGATGCTCACGAAGCAGCCAACCGGCGAGATCATCATCGTGCCAGCGCGTGTGCATGATGATGAGAATCGAGTTCTCGGCCAGACGCGTGTAGACGACCGAGCGATACCAGTTCTTCACGTGCTCGCGGAACGTGTCGCTGTCCGCTTCGGCGCGCGACTTGAACGGGTCATCGATGATGAACACTTTCGCCGGGAAGCCCGTACCGCCGCCGCGGATCGTGACGCCAAGATACTTGCCGCCCGCGTTCGTATGGAAGTTCGCCTTCGCCTTGCTGCTTGGGTCGAGGTCGAAGCCTGGGAAGATGGCGCGGTGCATCGGCGACGAAACCGCGCCGCGCACTGCGTTCCCGTTGAGCTCCACGAGATCGTCACCATAGCTCGCAGCGATGATGGGCCAGTCCGGGTGCTTGCCCATGATCCACGCGGGCGCCTTGCGCGACACCATCTCACTCTTGCCATGCTGCGGCGGCGCGAAAATCATGATGCGCCCATACCCGCGTGCGACTGCGCGCTCGATGACCTCGGCAAGGTGACGGTGAAACCGGTTCGCCGTGTAGCGCGGATCGACGAGCAGCGAATAGATGATGAGGCTATCGTGCCCGGCCTGCAGCATCGCCGCAGTCTGCTCGTTACTCGTCGACGACATAGCCGGCTTCGCGCAGCATTTCCTTCGCCACGCGCTCTTTCACGTCGGGCGTCAGCGACTCGGTTATCTCGGCCACGCCGATGACACCCTTATGCTCAAGCACCTTCCTGAACATGCCAATATGTTCGCCGACCTTCACGAGTGCATCGGGCTTCGAGTGCTGGAGCACCTTGATGCCGTCCTTCGTGACCTGCACGCCGGCGTATGCGGTGCGTGCGGCGCCAGTCAGCTTGCGAGTGTCGGGGATATAGACGTCCGTTACGCCTTCGCCAAAGCACTCAGGACAATCCGGATTCGGGTCTTTCAGCTTGTGATAGCCGGTGCCGCCCATCTCGTCGAACGGCCGTACCGGATCATCGTCATCCGCATCGCGCTGGTCCGCTTCCCACTGCGCAAAGTCGCGCTCGCGCTCGCCCGCGGTGCGCTGGTAGCGAAAGCCGATGCCGTAGCAATAGCGGCAGCACAGATGCCGATGCTGGATCAGGTCGTTCGCGTCAGTGATCGCGATGTCCCACAGCAGTTCGGTGATGTTCTCCTGGGAGATCTTCACGCGTTCGCGCAGCTCGCCCTCGCCCTGTTCGATAAGAGCCACAATTTCCGGATCGCGCAGCAACCGGCTCGCCGCTGTCTCGGCGCTGTTACCGCGCGCGGCGTATCCCGCCCGCTGATACGCCGCGCTCGCGTTCCGGTCCTTCAGGAATTCGGCGACGAACCGGAGTTGCTTCTCTGTTGCCATGCCGAACTACGGTCAGTGGCCGAAAATCAAGCCGAGGCCCAAGCCCACAATCAGCGCGAACACGATGCGCGCGCCGATGCAGCAACGGCAATCTGTGCCCTCGGTCAGAAACGCGAGCGCACGCCCGACGCGGCTATCTTCGCGGTCGCAGGGGTTAAGCTTCATCGCTTCGGCGGCTTCGGTGGAAGCTTGTTTTTGCAGGGACAGGCCATCTGCGTTTTCTCCTGTGGAGTGTCCGGTTGTTGGGTCTCGTGCGCATGGCGGTGAGATTCGTTGTGTGCACGGCTGCGGTTATTCGACGATGAGCCAGTCGTCGGCGAGAATCGAATCCATGCCCGGAACGAACACGCAGACGGTATCGTCGGCACGCTTGATTGCGAGGTACGCCTCGTACGGCACCATCGAGCCCTCGCCGAAGTGCGCCTTCGCTGCGCCCGTCTGCGCCGGATACGATGCCGCCGGAACGAAATACACAAACTGACCGGCACCGTTCCAGCCGCGACGCGCGACGCGCTGGCCACGCTTGAGCGCATCGAGCGCCGAGCTGAAGGTGACGGCGGGCATGTTGAGCGGCACGGAGTTGTCTGCCGTGACACCGACGCATCGCTGCTCCCTCGAACAGATCGCGTTGTTATGTCCATTGATGATGTAGCACACAGCGTGCTCAACATCTGCAATGCGCGCCGTGCCGTTGCTGGCATGAGTCATCGACATCCAGACGCGTTCACGCAAAACGAGCTCGTCCGTCGGCTTGAGTTCCGCCGCCGCATCTTGTTTCGCCGCCTGCCCCTTCTGGAACGGCATCCATTCGGCGTAATAGCCCATCGCCGGATACGGTTCGTCATCCTGCACGAGCGGAACGCTGGTACGCGCGTGCGTGACGCCGTTGGCGTCGAACACAGCGAGGTTCACGAGGGCATCGGAATGCACGTGGGCGATGATCGCCGCGAGCGGTGCGCCGGGCGCGAAACCGGCTTCCGAAATATTCGACGACGGAGTGAACCAGACGACGCGGCCGACCGAGGGTTTAATCATGAGAGCTCCTGAGTGGCGCTAGAAACGAAAACGCCCAGCGCGGCGGGAGCCTGCTGAGCGTTCCAGAAACGAAAAAAGCCCGCGCTTGGCGGGCTTCGGGCGCACCTGTGGCGGTGCAATACGCGCTATTTTCAGCGCGAAATGCTGATCGGTCAAGCGGCGTGCATCTCGCCTATCAGGCCCGCTTCACCCAGACTCTCCTCAATCCGGGAATATGCCCGGTCAAATTCCCCGATCTCACGCGGCGTGCCGACGAGTGCGCGCTCGATCATGCCGGCATGCTTGGCGACCGTATTACGGTCCACGCCGAACTGTTTGCCAAGCGCCGTGTAGTCTGGCTTCTCGCGCAGAATCGCCGCCCGAATGAGAACGGCGCGCAATCGCACGTTGCTCAGATGTCCGGCGAACAGTGGCGCCGTGTAGACCTCCGCAAGTGCCTTGAGGGCGCGGCCGAACTCGTCGTTGACGTACTGACCGGAGCAGCACCGCCGGCGGCACGAACACGGCAGCAACTCGGGCGCGTACCGTACCACCAGGACCGCGCGCTGCGCCGGCGTCAGCCTCTCCAGCTCGGCGCGCACCATGCCGGCCTGTCCGGCGCCATCCATGCCGGAAAGCCCGCGCCCGGTTCCCGGCGGTGCGAACATGCCGGCCATCGCCGAGCGCCCGTATTGCTCCGTGCTGAAGGAGAACGCATAGCGCAGTGCGCCGTCCGTGCTCCGGAAGATCGGTTCCATCGTCATCTCCTGCAAACCCTCACCTCAAAGCCTTGACAACCGTGGCGATCGCCGCGCCGCTGTTCACTGCATCGCCCGGAAAGCGCAGCACGCGCCAGCCAGCGAGCGCGGCGGCGTTGTACTTTTCGCAGTCCGCTGCATAGCCAGAGCCGCGCGTGTGGCGACCACCGGTCCATGTGCCGCCTTCGACCTCCACCGCGAGCCGCACGTCGGGCCACGCGAAGTCAAAGCGCCATCTGCGCACGCTGTCGAACTGGTGCTCGCGCACTGGCGCGGGCAGCTTCTCGGCACGAACGTGGAGCGCGAACGTTTCCTCGATCGCGCTCGGGCCAGCCTTGCGCTTTGCCTTGGGCTTGGCCGCTGCCTTCTTTGCTGTCGGCGGCCGCACTGGCGGCGCACCGATGAGGTGGGATAGCGCGCGGTCGAGCGGTACGGGCCCGCGCTTGCGCAGCGCGCGCGACGCGCCGGCGATCTGCGCCGAGACGCGGGCGTTTGCTGGAGTGCTACGCGTCACGCCTTGTTCTCCCGCTCGCGCTGCGCGCCGGCATCGCGGCCGCGCTCGATCGCGTTCGCGAACCACGTCAGCATGAGATCGACATCGATCGGCACGCCTTTCGCGAGCACGATGCGGTCGAAAGCTTCGGCCCACTGCAGCGCGTCGGTCGTCTGCGTGAACGCCAGATCGTCGACGCTAGTGCTGTGCTCGACCGCCTCGACCGATGGAACGGCCCGCCGCATCCAGTCCATAGCCGCGCGCACCGCGACCTGAATCCGCGACACGAATTGCGAGCGATCGCGGCCCCACATCTGCGAGATTTCGCGCGCGGTCTCGAGTGCCTTTTCGTCGATGTCGCCGTCGAGGACGAGCCATGCCGGCCGTTTGCCGCACGGCGGCTTCCACATCTGCGCGCCGTTGAGATAGGTGTAGCCGCGTAATTCGAGCGTGCGCACGGCGGCGCGAGCCGCAAAGTGCTTCGATACAAGGTACCGCTGCGACGCTGACAGATCGCGATTTCGGTACAGCATCGCCAGCTCGTCGTCCGATGCAGTCGCGAGATCATGGTCGAAAGGCTTGTTGCACGCGGTTTGCGATGCGGCGGCGACCGCCTTTCGCAATTCTTCGATCCATCGAGCGGAATCGCTCGTTGTGCGCGCCATCATGTAGAACGCAAACGCATGGTCTGTCGTCAGCGCCACAGTCGCGGCTTCGCGAGGGAGCGGGGCGGTGTCGAGCCTGCTACCTTCAGGCAGGGGCCCGCCGATCCATGCAGCGCGTGCATGTATGTCCCAATCGACATCGGCTGGAATACGCACCACACCCACCGGCTCTTGCGCCCCACCGGCAGCTATCGCGGCGTAGCGAGGGACACGGGCGGCGAGCGGGATTGAGTACGGCGCCACCGAAGATGCGCACGCGCCTCTGTCCTTGAGCATGCCTTGCTTCTGCTTATCGGTGATCACTCGGCCGTCATCGGTCATCCATGCAGCCGTATCCTGCACCGCCCCGCCAGCAGCGAGAGAGACGTCGGCCAGCTCGTACGTCGCTGCGAAGACGTCGGGCTTGCACGGATAGAACTCGCCCTTCACGCCCTTGATGATCCAGTCGCCCGGCGATGCTGTCATCGTGCCTTCCAGCGTTTCGATGGCGATACACCCATCGCCTTCACTGGTCCAATTCTGCATTCCGGCCTTGTTGGTCCAGCCGATGAATGCCCAGACGGCATCCTCATGAGCTTTATTCGTCGAGCCGTCAGCCGGCGACGTTGGCAATTGGAAAGCCTCGACCACGACCGGCTTCTTTCGATACTTCATCACTCATCACTCCCTTGATCCCACCATCCATCGGTAATCGGCGGCGTTTTCGGCACCGGTACGGGGCGCGCAACTGGCTGCGCACCTGAACAAACCTGAACATTTTTCTGACGTGACGCGGGCGGTGCGCCTTCGGGAAACCGACGCTCGAGCGCCTCGTACGCGACGCGGTAGACGTTGAGCGGGCGCCTGCCCTCGCCGCTCTCGTACTCGGCGACGAGCTTGTGCGCCCATGCCTTGGAGCCTGGCGTGCTCATGCCGCATGCCCTCCACGCAATTCGCCGCGCTTGTGTTCGATCAGCGCGATCAGTTCGGCCGTGCCCTTTCCGTGCGAATGCACACCCAGGCGATCGGCTTCGGCCTTGAGCTGGTCGCCGGTCATCCCGCGCAACGGCGGCTTCACCACCTTTGGCGGCGCCAACGCCGTTTCGGCAACTGAAGCGATAAAGCCGGAATTGATCGCGCTGCGGTCGTGGTCGCGCGTGCGCTGCGCTACCGCGGCGTCATAGACCCGGCGCAGCTGCTCGGCCGTGACGCACAAGCCCTTGAGCGCAGCGTCGTCGGGACGGATGCGCGGTTCTTTCCCGCGCTCGCACTCCCACTGCGTCAGCAAGGCAGCAATTTCATCGACTGGCAACGACGACGACGCAGCGGAGTTATCCACAGCGCTACCCCGTATCAAGTTCCCTACGTCGTCGTTAGAACCTTTAGGTTTACTCCCTTCCTTTTCCTCTTCCACTTCCTTTTCCGTCAAGGAGTCCTCAGTGAGTAGTCCGTGAGTGTTCACGGAATGGTGCGGTTCTTCGGGTGGGGCATTCCGTGATACGTGGTCAAAATCCTCAGGCGAACCACGTGATTCGCTGTCGTTCGCTGTAGCCGGTGCCTGTGCTGTATTGGATGCAAGAGCGTGGCCAACGGCAGCTGCATCGCCTGAGAGCCACGGCGGCAACGGGATAGCCGATTTCGATTTGCGGTTGATGACTTGGTGTTTGGAGAAACAACGGATGTGCAAATAGTCTGCACCGCTCACGGAGTACTCAATGAGCATTCCGTGAGTGATCAGTGATTGAATGAGCGGCTCGCAGTCGATCGCGTCGGCCGGGAAGATTTTCATCTTCAGGCTCTTGGCAGACCTGCGCAGATTGCCGTTGTCGTCGGCGTGGTTCCACGTACCGATGAAGAACAGCCGTGTCGCGAAATCCAGTTCGACGAGCTTGTCATCGGTCCAGAAATCGGGCTTGATTGTGCGGATGCGGGCCATACTAGCTCCCGATCCGCAATGAGAAGCGCTGGCCGAATGGCCGCGCGGAATTTACTGCCCGCGCTTCGCGAGCGCCATCAACGCTTCCGCGACCTGCTCCGCGCAGTCGAGCGGAAATACGACCTCGCCTCGGACGATCTTCTCTGAGTTCTCGTCCATGCTGTTGACGATGATCTCGACCTTGCCGTCGTTCGTGGGCGCCACCATGATCTCCGGCCGCGCTTCGATAAGCAGCTCGAGCGGCGGCTGATTCGTGTTTTCGGTCATACCTGCATTCCTCTCCTGCCCGGTTAAAGGGTCGGGCAAGCGCGGCACGGCAGGCAAACGCCGCGCGCTGGTGGCCACCAGCCGCCCGACTGGAAGCGGCATGACAAGCCATGTCTGCGCGCGAATCGCTATTGGCCGGATTGTGTCGTTGATTGGTATTGGTCATGCAGAAGCCTGTTGCAGTACACGCTCGTGCCTGAAATTCGCACCGATCAGGGCGGCCGCGACGTCGGGACAAACGCTGTTGCCGATCATGCGCACTTGCGACGACTTCGACAGAGGTTTGCCATTCGTCATCGGATCGAGCACATAGCTGTCGGGAAACCCTTGGGCCCGTGCCAGCTCGCGCGGCGTGAGCATCCGCATGCCGATGTCAGCGATTACGTAGTCCTCGCCGTTCAGGGTCACGAGCCCGAAGCGGTCGTGCGTTGGAATCGTGCGCATCGGCTCGCGCAGATCGGCGCCGTCCTTCTCGTTGCCGTAGTACGCAATCAGGAATGCGCGGACCTCGCCGACGTGGCCGCCGCCCGCAGTAATGGTCGGCGCAGGATCGCGAACGTCCTGGCCGAACTGGTTGTTGCGCAGCTTGACAAGGTGAGAAACGGCGAGCGCTGTGTCGGCCTTGGCCGTGATCGTCGCCGCGGGCTCGCTCACGTCGCGCGGGCGCGACTGACCGGCGCGGCCGCCGCAGCCCACGAGTTGCGCAGTCACGAGCGAATGGTGATCGGTCGTCGTCACGGTGCCCGCCGGCACGTCGACGCGCGTCCCGGTGACGCCGCCGTAGTGCTTCGCGAGGAACGCCGCGACGAGCGCGTGTTTGCCGCCGCCCGCCACGACGGTGCCGAGCGGTTTGTCGAGGCCCGGCACGCGAGGCGCCTGCCCTTCGCGCTCGCCGTAGCCCATCTGGATCAGTGTCGCGCCGATCAGCGCCTGCTCGCCGCGGTGCGCGCCGGTCACAGTCGCGAGCGGCATGTCGACGTGCGCCGCGCGATCGCCGCCTTGGTGCGTCACATGCATGAGCGTCGGCGCGACGACGTACTTGTCGTTCGAACTCGTAACGGTGCGCAACGGCTCGTCGATACCCCAGACGTTCGGCCCACGACCGGTCGTCGTACTATGCGCGGTTGAGACAATGAACGGCGCCGGGCTGTTCACGACAAATTTCATGATGCCGCGCGCGATGCGTCGCAGTGTTGCGTCTTTCAGCGGCCGCTTGCGCTCGAAGATCGACGGACACGGGATGCTCCAGTCGATGCATTCCGCAGCCGTGCGCCACAGCGCCAGCTTGCGCGCGCGCACTGCGTCGGTTTTCGGGTCGCCGTGCGTCACGGCGGGCCAGGCGATCGGCAGACCGTCGCGGCGCGCGAACAGGTAGAGCCGTTTGCGGATCGTCGGCGCGCCGAAATCGCACGCGCGCAGCACGCGCCATTCGACGCGATAGCCGAGCCCGGCGCGCAGGCGCGCGATCGGAAAGTCGGCGCCGAGCGTTTCGAAAATCTCCTGCTCGTCGGGATGCCCTTCGGCCAGGCCGGTCGAGAGTGCGGACACGAAAGCGCGAAACGTGCGCCCCTTCTCGGCCTTGATCGGGTGCCCGTCGTCATCCAGCGGGCCCCAGTCCTGAAATTCTTCGACGTTCTCGAGCCCAATGCACCGCGGCGACTGGAGCGCCGCCCACTTAAGCGTGATCCACGCGAGCCCGCGTATCTTCTGCTCGCGCGGCTTGCCGCCCTTCGCCTTGGAGTGGTGTTTGCAGTCGGGACTGAACCACGCGAGTCCGATCGGCTGCTGTCGCGTGACGAAGCCGGGATGCACGGCAAACACGTCCTCGGTGTAGTGCGCTGTCTGCGGATGGTTCGCCGCGTGCATCGCGAGCGCTTCGCCGTCGTGGTTGATCGCGATGTCGATCGGACGGCCGAGCGCGCGCTCGATGCCCGTACTCGCGCCACCGCCGCCGGCGAAGTTGTCGACGATCAGTTCGGCGCCGAGGTCGAGCGACAGAGTGAAGGCGTCACGCTTCATGCGACCTCCGGCACAAAGCCCGGCTGTCGCAAGCGGTTGCGCTGCACCTTCACGCCGTCGGCGATCATTGCGCGCATCGCGGATTGCTCCTCGACCAGTTGGGATCTGGCATCGTAAATTACCTTATTTGAGGTAAATTTATCTCGTTTACGATTCGACGGCGCAATCGGACAGTTCCGAAAATTGGTACACGTGATGAGAGAGGCGGCGTTCATGATTGGCTGCCTCTTTCTGGTCCTGAATTGGACCCATTCATCAACGCGACACGGCGCCGACGCTCGACTAATCTGTCGATCTCGTCGCCGCATGCCCAGCGACACAGGATCTCGCGATGCAGTTCGGCCATGCTCATGCCTTCTGCGCGAGCGGCCGCGATCATGCGATCCTCGACGACCTCAGGCACGACTGTTTTCATCATCGAGACGAGCTTGCCGAGCGGGTGCGACATGCCCGAGCGCGCGAACAGCACTTCGTCGTCGTTGTCCGGCATCACGCGGCCTCCGTTGACGCGGTCGGCACGGGCGGCGAACCAGGCGCGCCGATGAGTTCGGGCCAGATTTCGTACCAGTCGGTCGGGCGAAGGTCTGGACGCGTCACTTCGCCAGAGGTTGCGGATTCGATAGCGCGGCATCGCGGAATGGGCACAGGCTGCTTGCCTTGCTTCCAATCTGAGATGTCGGATTCGTAGCCACCAATCTGCTTGGCCAGTTGACGAGCGCGGCCGCGCTTGGATGAGAGATAGGTTTTCAGGTCCATACAGGAATATTAGTGAAACACTATCTATAAGTAAATAGCGTTTCACACATTCACAAATATTAGTGTTTTGCTAAACAATGTCATATGACGACGATTGAGAACGTGCGCCGCCGCCGGCTAGAAGAAGCAGTTCAGCTTGCAGGCGGGACATTGGAGGCCTTAGCCGATAGAGCCGGCTTGAGTGCGGCCTATTTGAGCCAGATCCGGAATGCTCTGCCGGACACGAGAACCGGTAAACCCAAAGGGCTAGGAAGTAAGGCTGCGCGGAAGATCGAGCAAGCCCTCGGCAAATCTGAAGGGTGGATGGACATCGCCGACGAGGGTGAACTGGCTCTGTCGAACGACTCTCCTCACGGCTTGCCACGTCTTGAAAACCAAGGAAGCAATCCGCTTGACGCAGTAAGTGAAGCCGAACTGGTGAGTGCAATAGAAGTACTGCAAAAAGTACTCCGTGCGAAACGCAGTCCTCTTGCCAGTTCGGACGCGGCGGCGGAGGCCGACGTTGTCACCTTCTCAGCAGGAGAACCGAAGCCTCGACGGGCGCGGAAAACTGGCTGAGCGTAGCCGCGAAAGCGGCTATTTTTATGTTCGCGTAATAGTTAAAAATTATTACGAATTCAAATTTTAAGACACGCACTATTGACTCCATGAGCGATAAATATCGAATCGATCCGAAACATAAAATTGACCGTGTCTACAAAGTTGAGAAAAAAGAGACACAAGAACCTGAAATCAAGTTTGTTCGAAAACCACGAATAACCGACCAACAACTCGCCGTGATTTTGAAGGCACGGTATCCAAAATCAGACGCAAATTTCAAGCGCGGGCTTATGGCGTTATCATCCGGCTGGAAAGCCTATAACGCGGTCTTTCTTAAATCATTCCGCAGAAATTTTGCCAACGGCTCAATGGAGCAAGCTGGTCTATTGTTAGTGGAATCACTCCAGGCAGAGGGTTACACTGCTGAGGAAGCCTATTTAGGTTTCGAGTTGTATTTTCGAGCTTTTCCGAACTGGCGAGATGCCGAATCCATGTGGAGGCTATCCGCCGTAGATTTGACTAACCCGCAGCACGAAGCAAAGAAGCGAGCCGACGAATTCATAAATCGAGTGCGTTTGTAAACTGATTCGATCGATACCTATACAGGATTCGGTTTGAAAAATAACGTGCCATGAAGAATCTGCGACTGAATCCGCCTCGACGTGCGCGAGGCGCCGGTGAACGTCATTGATTTAACTTCTTACTTCCCGGGCCGCCGGCGCAAGCGCGACAATGCGCGCCTTAAAAATTCCGTCCCTGTCACCCTCCCGACGGATTGCATACTTATTGCCATCGAAGACGACGGAACGTATTCCGCGATGTTCCGCGGCCGCTTTGGCCGAGAACGGATGATGTCAATCAACGCCCTGAACGAAGTTGCTGCCCGCCGCTCCCGCGACGATAGCTAGTGCAACACTAGTCACAAATTAGCGTTTCGCTATTGACACACAATTAGCGTTTCACTATTCTTCACTCCATCGACAACGCACCACGCCTACCGGGCGCGGTGTCCAACGATGGGTGAACCATGCAAAAGAAGATCAACACCAATCCGACCGCGAGCCGGCCGCTCGATCTGGTCAAAGTCACACGTCTCGGTGATTACTTTTTCGACATCGAGCTCGAAAACTCGACGCGCACGACAGACGACATGCTGGCGCGCGCCGAGCTGGTGAACCGGATCGCCCGGGAAAAATTCGACGCGAAGATTGCTGACCTGCAACCGCTTGACCTGATTGCTGCAATGCAGTCGTTCGACATGGGCGACGGCGAGGTTGTGTGTACGGCTTTCCTCGAAAGCGGTGCTGCACTGCGCACGCTGATCGCTGGCCGCTTCTTCGAACTGCTGGCGTCTGAGTGTTTCGAGCAGGCCGAAAAGGCCGTCCAGATGATCGAGCGCGACGACCTGCACGAGGATCTGCGGCCGGCGCATCGCACTTTCATCATCGCCGGGGTGCAGTGATGTCCGCACTCGCAAGGGACTTGCTCGCGCTCCGCGCGCTGCCGGCGCCGCATGGCGCGCTGACGGAACACCTGATCCGCGAAATCGCGTGCGACCTCATTGCGCGAGGTGCCGCGTGAGCGCAATGCAACATGCCTTCGATCAGGCGAGCGGCGTCAAAACGCCGTGGAACCCGTCGCGCCGCGCAACTGCCCGCGTGACGAACCCGCTGCCGCAACCGACCATTTGCCCGCACTGCGGGTCTGCTGTCGAACTGGTGAGCAATTCGCACATCTACGGCCGCGAGTATGGCGAGTGGCCGTGGGCGTTCCGCTGCACCGACAACGAGTGCGACAGCTACGTCGGGCTGCACCCGTTCACTGGCATCCCGCTCGGCACGCTCGCCAACGCCGCGACGCGCGCAGCTCGAAAGCGTGCAAAGAACGCCTTTAATCCGCTGTGGCAAGACGGCGGCCAGTTCAAGCGCGGCGAGGCGTACGCGTGGCTCGCGGGTCAGCTCGGCATCACCGACGTATCGACCTGCCATATCGGCTGGTTCGACGTGGCGATGTGCAATCGCGTTGTGCAGGTCGTTCGTGCTCGAGGTGCCGCATGAGCACGATCGGACGTTTGTGCCAGCATTGCGGCGAGCCCTTCACCGCACGTCTCGCCGATGTGGCTCGTGGATGGGCAAAGTTCTGCTCGAAGCGCTGCAAAGCGATCGAGCAGGAATCGCGGACTGGCCAGCACGCCAAGCATGTTGCGAGAAAAGCTTCGGCACCGCGCATTCGAACCAACGTACCGGTCGGCGGATGGCAGTGGCGTGACTCGAAGGGCGAGTTCCACTATCCGGCGAACATGGAAACGCGCCACCTGTTCTATACGCTCCGGATGATCTGGAACAACTTCATGCCGGCTGATGCGCGGGTCGGTGCGGTCAAGCTGTACGAGTTCGGACGTTTTTATACCCGCGACTATCTCAAGCAGGCCATCTATCGCATCGCGGAAGAACTGGCGAAGCGCGACGACATGCGGCCCGAATGGGCCGCCCAACTCTTGCAGATGCGCGCGTGGTTCGGTTCGGCACACCTCTCGATCTCGACAGGGCCGTTGTCGGTGGAGCGTGCCGCATGAGCATCCGCCTCTTACTCGGCCGCATACCCGGCGATAACGCACTGCTCACCGCCTGCCCGCGCGATCGCCGTCACTTTCGGCGATGCGTTCGCGCCGTCGTGGCCATGCTCACCTACGGCGTCGCCGCCGGCACTTTCCTCTGGCTCGTCGTCGCGCTGCGCGCTGGTGGTGGCGCGTGATGGGCGAAATTGCTGAATCGATGCTCGACGGTTCGTGCTGCGAGCAATGCGGCGAATACCTTGGCGAAGCCGTCGGCTATCCGCAGTGTTGCGCCACGTGCGACCACGACAGCGAGCGCGAAGATAGCCAAGCGCGTCGAGCTTCGAACCGCGAGAACTCGAACCGCCTCTTGCGTGAGAACGGTTACACGTTCGACGAGCGCAACGGAGCCGCACACCTGATCGTGCAGACGCAGCGCGGCATCGTCGATTTCTGGCCCGGCACCGGCAAATTCATCGTGCGCTCGACGCGCTACGAGGCACGTGGCGTCTTCAACCTGATGCAGCACGCCGCACCACTCCAGCCTGCGGCACCCCTCGAAATTCAATGGAAGCCACACATGACGCCTCTCGCTGTTCGGGCGTATGTGCAGGCAGGTTTCATCTTGGTCGGCACGCCGGCCGCACTTCAATGAGGTTTCACATGAACAACAAACCGAGTCCGGTCATCGCAATGAGCACCGTCAAGTCGTCGCAGATTCACAGCATCGGCTATGACCCTGCCAGCCAGACGCTCGCCGTCCGCTTCAAGGATCGTGCAACCGACGAACCGACGTCGCTCTATCACTATTCGGGCGTGACGCCGGCGAACTTCGACGCGCTCAAGGGCGCCGAGTCGATCGGCTCGCACTTCTACAAGCACATCAAGCCGCACAAGGAGCGTTTCCCGTACGTGTGCGTCGAGAAGAAACCGGCCGGTGTCGAAAAGGAGCAGGCGTGAGCACAGCACTTACCACGCGTCAGGAGTTCGGCGCACAGGAATCCACTCACGCACTGGTCGAAACCGCATCTACCGCCGTTGCCGCGAAAGCGAAGGCCATGGTTGAGGCTCGCTATGTGATGGCGATGCGCCAGCCGCGCAACTGGGATCAGGTTCGACAGGATCTGATGGCAGAGTGCAAGCGCCCCACATTCGCACACAACAAAAGTGCTTACTACCGCAAGCCGATCGGCAAAGGGGTGGAGGGGCTGGGCATTCGCTTCGTTGAGGTCGCTCTGCGTTGCATGAAGAACGTTCTGGTCGAAACGACCATGACTTTCGAGGACGACACCAAGGAAATCCACTGCGTCAGTGTGACCGATCTTGAATCGAACTTGACCTATCCTTTGGACGTCCCGGTATCGAAGACGGTCGAGCGATCGAAGCCGGCGGATGACGGCTCGTATATCTCCGTGCGCAAAAACAGCTACGACAAGCTCGTCTACACAGTGCCGGCGAACGACGACGATCTCCTGAACAAGCGGGCGGCGCTGATTTCGAAGGCCATCCGAACGCTGGGCCTGCGCATCGTGCCAGGCGATCTGCAAGACGAAGCCGAGGCGATCATCAAGGCCGTCCGCCTGGACGAGGCCGCGCGCGACCCCGGCGCTGAGCGCAAGCGCATCGCTGATGCCTTTGGCGAAATGGGCGTCAAGGCCGCCGAGCTGGTCGCTTACCTAGGCCATTCGCTCGATACCTGTTCGCCGACGGAGCTAGTCGACCTGCGCGGCATATACGGCGCAATCAAGGACGGCGAAGCAACATGGAAGTCCGTCATGGAGAATAAGGCGGAACAATCCGGTAGCACGGACCCCGACAACGATAACCGTTCAAGTGGTGCAGGCGCCGGCAACCGCGCAGCTCCCGCGACATGCAGCGACGATGAGTTCAAGCAGAAGTCTCCGGGCTGGCGCGACCAGATCATTGGAAAGAAAAAGACGGTCGATGAACTCGTCGCGATGATCGAGACGCGCACGAAGCTCACCAACGAACAAAAGATGCAGATCGACGCATGGAGCCACGAGAATGACTAACCGGACGATGCACACCCTGACGCAGGGTAGCGACGAATGGATGGCCTTTCGCCTGACGAAGTTCGGCGCAAGCGAAGCTGCGGCGATGCTCGGCCTTTCAACAAAGGTCAAGCGGACCGAGCTGCTTCACATGAAGCACACCGGGAACCCGCGCGAATACAGTGATTGGGTGCAGAAGAACATCTTCGACTATGGCCACGAAGTCGAAGCGCTCGCGCGTCCCGTGGTCGAAGAGATCATCGGTGATGACCTCTACCCGGTCACCTGCTCGGACGGCGAACTGTCTGTATCCCTCGACGGCATGACGATGGATGAAGAGACAGTGTGGGAGCACAAGCAGTATAACGAGGCGCTGTTCGACTCGATCATCAACGACGTGCTGCCCGACGAGCACATGCCGCAAGCACAGCAGGGCCTGATGGTCTCGAAGGCAAAGCGGCTTCTGTTCACGTGTTCGGACGGCACACGCGAGAAAATGGCGTCGATGTGGGTCTATCCGGACGAGGCGTATTTCGAGCGCATCTGCGCCGGCTGGGACCAGTTCGCGAAAGATCTTGCTGAGTACGTGGCTCAACCGATCGAGGTGAAGCCGATCGGGCGTACGCCCGAGACACTTCCCGCACTGCGGATCGAACTGACCGGCCAGGTCGTGACCAGCAATCTGACCGACTTCAAGCAGCACGCACTCGCAGTGCTCGGAAACATCAATCGGGAACTGAAAACGGACCAGGACTTCGCGGATGCCGCGAAAACGGTCACGTGGTGTGAAGACGTCGAATCGCGCCTCGCTGCCGCGAAACAGCACGCGTTGAGCCAGACACAAACCATCGACGCACTGTTCAGCACTATCGACGACATCAGCGCCGAGGCACGCGCCATTCGACTGGAACTCAACAAGCTAGTCGAGAAGCGAAAGACTGAGATCAAGGACGCTGCGCTGGTGGAACGACGCCAGAAATTCACCGAGCACGTTGCGACGCTCGACGCCGAGCTGAAGATCGTGCGCCTTGAAGTGGCAATGCCTGACTTCGCTGCTGCCGCGAAGAACAAGCGCACGGTCGCCACCTTGTACGACGCACTCGACACGGCGCTCGCGGCCGGCAAGATCACAGCCGACACCGCCGCGCGCGACCTGCGCGCCAAGCTCGACTGGTATCGCCCGCACGACGAGGCGTACGGTTTTCTTTTCCGTGATTTGCAGCAGCTGATTCAGAAGCCCGTCGACGATTTCAAGCTGATCGTGACCACGCGCATCGAACAGCACAAGCTCGCCGAGGACCACCGGGCGCGCGAGGCAGCAGAGGCGGCAGTGCAGGCAGCAGCGCAAACTGAAGCCGCACCAGTCGCTCTGGCGGCCATCAAAACCACCGCGGTTGTTCAGGGTGTACTGCCGATCGCCTCCACCCGGCCGCCCAACAGCGCGCCGACGCTGCGCCTGGGTCAGATCAATGAGAGGCTGGCGCCCATTTCCCTGACTGCGGATGGTCTGGCGACCTTGGGCATTCAGCACGCCGCGACGGACAAGGCAGCGAAGCTCTACTACGAGGAAGATTTTCCACGTATCTGCAACGCGCTCGTGCAGCACGCCCTCGCTGCGATGGAGGTGAACGCATGAAACACGTCAGCACCGCCACGATGGTCGAGCGCCTGACCGGCATGCTCGGCACGGGTGACCTGAGCAATTGGGAAGAAGGCTTCGTGCGCACGCTCGACGGCATACGCCTGGCGGGAAAACTCACCTCGATCACTGAAAAGCAGGTCGAATCGCTCGAACAGCTTCACAACCGTTACTTCGCCTGACCACCTTACCGTAATCAACAGGTCAAGAAGATTTTATTTATATTAGGACTACCAATAATGCATCCGTATCAGAAGCGTCAGGCTAAAAGCACACGTGCCGATCGGCGCGCCACCAACCGGCATCACGAGAAGATGCTCCGCAAGGGCGGCAAGACCCTGCAGAAGGCCACGGCGGATGTGTCGCGCCTGCATGCGGAAGGCCATGCCCTGATGTGGTATGCGTGCCGCTGCGGACATCGCGAGCGCACGTGGAACAGCCGCGACGATGTCGTCCCGTACATGGTGCCCTGCCCCTCATGTGGCCGCACCAGCCTTGCGCACGTCGATTTCGAACGCGATGAGGTATCGAAGCGATACGAGCCGCATGAAGGGCAGCGCGTTTTCGTGGATATGGCGCGCGACCAGGCAGAGATGATCGTCGAGCGTGCATTCGCCCGGCTCGGGCTGGACCGCGACCACAAGAATTTTGCCTCGACCGTCGACGAGTTGCTGGGACACACGAGCGGAGGGTCGCCGCTCGTCGCGATCGCCGGCGACGTTGCCTACTACGCGCCGCGGGTTCGGATGGACGGCGATGCAGACTGATCTGTTCGGCGAACTCGCCCCCGCACCGGTCGACGAGAGGCAGCAGGCGCGCGAGCGACTTCAGGCCGCGATCGCAGCACAGCCTGAAGTGCTGCGCCCTTCGTGCGTGCCTGCCACACCAATGCCCACGACGAAACCCGAACTCGACGCGTGGGTGCGCACGACGCAGCGCATTTACCTGCTCTATCTCGTCGGCGCGATCCAACGCCTGAAATATCGTGACTCCAGCATCGCGAACGCTCGCTATGTGCTTTTGATCGCGAACGCTCGCTATGTGCTTTTGAAACTGAATGGCATGGGAGGTCAATGGTGAGCGATAGCACCAAGATCGAATGGACCGATGCGACGTGGAACCCGATTACGGGTTGCAGCGTGACGAGTCCCGGCTGCAAGAACTGCTACGCGATGAAGCTTGCCGGCACGCGCCTGCGCAACCATCCGAGTCGCGCTGGCCTCACCCGCGTGACAACGGCCGGTCCTGTCTGGACTGGCGAGGTCCGCTTTAATGAGCAATGGCTCGACCAGCCGTTCCGCTGGACGCGGCCGCGCATGATCTTCGTCTGTGCGCACGGCGACCTGTTCCATGAGTCGGTACCCGACGAGTGGATCGACAAGGTATTTGCCGTGATGGCTCGCGCGCGGCAGCACACGTACCAGGTGCTGACGAAGCGCGCTGACCGGATGCTTGAGTACTTCTCGCATCCGGACCGGCACGGCCGCGTGATTGCCGCATCGCATGAGATCGGCTGGGCGGGCATGGAGTGGTGCCCGTGGCCGCTGCCTAACGTCTGGATCGGTGTGAGCGTTGAGGATCAACGGCGCGCCGACGAGCGGATTCCGCTTTTGCTTCAGGTGCCAACCACCGTGCGCTGGATCAGCGCGGAGCCGTTACTCGGCCCCGTCGTTATGCAGCCGAACTGGCTCGAGCGGGAGTGGGAACAAGGTGTCTTCCCTTCCATTGACTGGGTCGTCGCCGGCGGCGAAAGCGGCTCCGACGCGCGACCCGCGCACCCTGACTGGCCACGCACGCTGCGCGACCAGTGCGCGGCCGCCGGCGTGCCGTTCCTGTTCAAGCAATGGGGGGCGTGGCGGCCGATCAGCGAGGGCGAAAGCGACTGGTTCAGCAACCTGTATGTGTCGTGCCGTCGGGCACGTGAAGGCGAGGACCAAACCATCGTTGACGAAATGCAGGGGCGTCGATGCACCGTGGCGCAAGCTGTCATTCACTACGACGGCACCGTGTTCGAGGACATCGCCGCCTTTGCCGCTTACCAGCAGGGCACGGGCGCGATGCTCACCTTTAACGTAGGCAAAAAAGCCGCCGGCCGCCAGCTCGACGGCCGCACGCACGACGAATTCCCGCGAGGTGCAGCATGAAGGCGCTGTCGATTCGCAACCCCTGGGCCTGGCTGATCGTGCGCCCAGACCTGTCGGGCTCCGCGCGCGCCGCAGCGATCGCCGCCGGCGTCCTGAAGGACATCGAAAACCGAAGCTGGCCGACAAAGTTCCGTGGGCGTGTACTGATCCACGCGTCCAAGGGCATGACGCGCGCGGAATACGATGCAGCACAAGATCCACTCTGGCCGGTCGGTGGTCCGACGATCGAACTGCCGCCCTTCGACCAGTTGCAGCGCGGTGGAATCATCGGCGTCGCGACGATCGATGAATGCATCGATCCCATCGATCGCACGTCGCACTGGCACATGGATGGCGCTTTCGGGTTCCATCTGACCGATGTGAAGCCGCTGCCGTTCGTCGCGTGCAAGGGTGCCCTCAACTTCTTCAACGTGCCCCCTGACGTTGCAGTCCAGCTGCGGCAGATGCACGAACTGGGAGCGATCTGATGCCGTGCACGCCTTTCAAGTTGCCTGACGGCACGCGCGGGTTCATCTGCAGCCGTGGTCGGCGCGGCACGGCGCCGCAGTGCCGCGCCGACGGCTGCGGCGCCGAAAGCGATTTCCAGTGCGACTACCCGGTCGGCCCGCGCAAGACCTGCGACCGGCATCTGTGCGCCACTCACGCGCACGAGATCGCACCCGACGTCCACTATTGCCCCGAACACTTCGCACTCTGGCAGCGCGCCGGCATACCTGTCCAAGCGAGCCTCATTTTCGACACGGAGGACGACATGCGCAACGGACCAGCGAAGACTTCGTTGTCCATCGACCGCGGCGCAGGAAAAGATTCATGAGTGACACATTCCTTACCGCCGAAGAAATAGCAGAATTGTCCGGTGTCCGCAAAGGCCAGCGTGGCAAGACCCGCGATGAGCTTCAGGCTGCGTGGCTGCGCTCGTCGGGAATACCTTTTTGGACAAATGCGCGCGGTCGCCCGATCGTGGCACGCACCGCAATCGAAGGTCGAGTCGCAAGAGAGGAGCTACCGGCAAGACAATGGCAACCGCAAGCATTACGAGGAACATGAGCGATGGGCCGAACACCGACCCGCAACCCTAATTTGCCGCCTGGCATGCGCGCCCGCCATCGCGGCAAGAAGACCTACTATTTCTATGACTGGGGCGGCAAGCCGCGGCGCGAGGAATCACTCGGAACCGATTTCATTGTGGCCGTCCGGCGCTGGTCTGAGATCGAGGAGGCACAGACGCCGAAGGCCGCTGAAGCGACACTCAAGGAAGCATTCGACGCCTACATTCGCGACATGCTCCCGAACAAGGCGCCGCGCACGCAGAAAGAAAACCTCATTCAGATAGCACTCCTTAAGGAATTTTTCGGACTCGATGCGCCGCTCGACAAGATTGAGCCGGTGCATATCAAGCAGTACATGCACTGGCGGCACCGGAAAGCAGTCGCGTGGTATGAGTCAAAGAAGCGCGTTGCGCCGCCCGACGCGGGGCATGTGCGCGCGAATCGCGACATCGAGGTGCTGAGCCATATGTTCAATTACGCGCGCGAGATTGGAATGACAAAGGCCCCGAACCCGTGCCTTGGCGTCAAGAAGAACGTCGAGCGAGGGCGCGACGTGTATGTGGAAGATGACCTATTCGAGAAGGTGTACGCACAAGCTGACCAACCCACTCGCGATGCAATGGATCTCGCCTACCTTACCGGCCAGCGGCCACAGGACATGCTTAACTACGACGAGCGTGATATTCGGGACGGTTTTATCCATCTGCAGCAAGGCAAGACGAAGAAGAAGCTGCGCATGGAAGTGAGTGGCGAGTTAGCAAAGATCATCGCTCGCATCCGTGCGCGCAAGGCAAGCTATAAGGTGGTGAGTACGGCACTGATTGTCAACGAGCTCGGGCAGCCGATGATGCTCGATGCGCTGCAGCGGCGCTTCCGCGAAACGCGGCGGGCCGCCGGCGTACCGGACAACGCGTTCCAGATTCGTGACCTGCGCGCCAAAGCGGGGACGGACAAGACCGATGACACGGGAGACATCCGGCAGGCACAGAAGCAGCTCGGGCACACATCCGTGACCATGACGGAACACTACGTGCGCAATCGACGCGGTGACAAGGTCAAGCCGACGAAGTGA